ATGCTCTTTCCCATTGTTGACTTGTACTTCACGTATCGGGATGACAGACCCAAGTTGTGTTATGTACTGGAAGGCTTAGCTGACGATGAAATCAAAGTCCTGCTGGAAGCGATGAAACGCCGCTTCGATAAGTCCGAGCCGGACGCCTTCACGTTCTCCATCAAGATCAGCGACGAATACTCCCCGCTGGAACGGGTGGAGCGGCAGCGCGGCGGGGATTGGGCCGACTCGGGAATCAACAGCTTGGCCGACAAAATGCTCGCAAGCATGAATCTTGGCACGATTGACGGTATGAATGTTGAGCAACAACGATGGCTGAACGTTCGTAATACCACCATCGCGCTATGTGGCGATATTAACCGATTGCGGATCGATTTATGCCTTGGGCCAAGCAAGTCTTCAATTCTGTCTGTTGTCAGTCGTGATGAACTGCTTGCGCATCTTGATTCCGTGGAATATCGGCTACCTGAGCTTCTTGGGCCGAAAGAGAAACTAGATTTCAATACTGGTGGTAAGTCTCTAAATGGTGAAAAGAATCGAAGCGTCGAGTTGCCCATCACTTCAACTCTGCATGATCCACCTGAAAATTCAACAGAATCAAAACAACGAAAAGGTAAATCCAAGAGAAAAGGCGGCAGAACACCAATCAAGGACAATCCCGTAAAACTCAATAAGTACACGAACTTTTATCGTGGCTGGCAAGATGCCAAAGAGGCTCCGAAAGAGGATCGACTTACATTTGAACAATACTGTCTTCACAATGACGTCGAATTAAATGAAGGCAAACGGATGAGAGAATGGGGGCGTACAAACTTGTAATTAAGTTTTCTGGAGCAATAGGTTTTCTGGAAAGAAAAAACGTAGGTGTGGCAACTTCTTAATAAAAAAGAACTTGCTTGGCGTGTGCTGGCAATTATGATTCCAGAAAACCGTAAATGGGTATTCTGTCTGGAACTGCCAATAAACTTTCCATAACAGGCGACACACCGGTAAGGATGCTGGCCCGACCTGTTACGGAGATAGCCCAATGGCTTTCACTTCTAAACCCACCGGCGGGGCTGACGCCGGGGTCGAAATGAGCCGACCCGTATTGCTTGACGTTCGCCAAGTCGCCAAAATGCTCAACGCATCGTCGCGCACCGTTTACCGGCTTTCTGACATGGGCCGGATGCCGCAACCAGTCAAACTGGGGGCGCTAGTTCGCTGGCGTGCTGTTGAACTGCGTGATTGGATTGACGCCGGCTGTCCGACTTGCCGTAAAGGGGGTGCGAAATGTTGAACAATCGCCCCAAACTGTCGGACATTCTCAACGGCGGAACCGACTCACTACACCAGCAATGGCAATCGACCCAAGCCGCCGGAGATTTTTCACCCCTGCCAGCTGGAACGTATACCACCCATGTGACCGCCGGGGAACTGTTCACAGCACGAAGTGGGACTCCAGGATACAAGCTGACTTTCCGAATATTGGAAGGCGAACACACCGGGCGTCAACTTTGGCATGACGTGTGGCTGACCGCTACCGCATTGCCTATGGCCAAGAGGGACCTGGGCAAACTTGGCGTCACTAGCTTGGAACAATTGGAAATGCCTCTACCGCTGGGCATCCGTTGCACTGTCAAGGTGACGTTACGACGCGAAGATGACGGCGCGGAGTACAACCGTGTTCAATCGTTTGTGGTAGTCGGAATCGACGCTGACCCGACCGCTGACAATGACTTTGCACCGGACGAACCGGGACAAGCTGAGGGGGTAAGCCATGAGTAATGCAACCCCTTTCGGTTTTCGGATTGTCGGAGCATGTACCGGCGACCGAAAGCTGATTGATTGGCCGAAAGCATTTGCTGCGTACTGCTCGGCAAATGCCAAGGCTGGGGTGAGTAACGAGGGCTATCTATCGGCTTTCACGTTTGGGTGCGACTTTCGCGATCACCTGCAACGCACTGGCTCCACACGTGCCTATAAGGGGTCGTGTGGTGCCTTGTGGTGCTGGTGGGACATTGACCGGGCCGATGATCTTGTGCTCGCCCTAAATGACGCTAGAACGCTTTGCGTGCAATTGGGTGAACGCTTCACTGTAAGTGATGATTCACTGCTGGTATTCTTCTCTGGCTCCAAGGGCTTTCACGTGGGCCTGCCGCTGTGGGGCTTCGGTCCCAAACCGGGGCCGATGTTTCACCGGATTGCCCGACGGTTTGCTGAGCAAGTTGCTGAGCAAGCTGGTATCGTAATTGATACGGGGGTTTATGATTGTGTCCGGGCTTTCCGCGCCCCAAACTCACGTCACCCCAAAACGGGATTACACAAACGCCGTTTGACAGTGGATGAACTGCTCTACACGGGTGTTGATCGCATCGTTGAACTTGCCTGCGAGCCTGAGCCGTTCGAATTGGCAGAACTTGGCGACGGGAAATGTGGCTTTGAATTGCCTGCCGCATGGAATGCCGCTACTGAGCAAGTGCAGAATGAAAGTAAAGCGATGCTCAAACGCCGTGATGCCGTGGTCAAAGGTGACGTATCGGCAAAGCTCAACTCACTAACGCTGCATTTTCTCCGCGAAGGTGCGACGACTGGTGACCGCCACCGGTTGTTATTCAGCGCATCGGCGAATCTAGCTGAATGTGGTGCACCACTACACCTATGCCACGGACTGCTTAGTGAGCCGGCGCGTGATTCGGGTTTGCCGCCATCGGAAGTCGAACGGCAGATTCGGTGCGGATATGAACACGGCATTAAAGGGGGTATAGCATGACAAGCAATTACACCACCGCTGAAAATGTACTGGGATCGTGGCGCGATGACTTGATGACCAGCAGACAACCGACGTTCTATCCCATGGGGGCTGGGGCATTGAGCCGGCTGGAAGTCGGGCCGGGGCTGGTAACATTGATCGGTGGCGCACCAGGAGCCGGCAATACCGCCTTTGCCATGCAAGGCGTTCTCGATGCTCTGCGATTCACACCGGCCTTGCGGGTATTGGTATGCAATATCGAAATGCCGCCAACGGTGCTGATGGATCGCCAGCTTTCCAGATTGTCGGGCGTGGACCTGACGACGATTCGCTACCGCCGGCTGGAATCTCAACACGGCGACCGCATCGACCAAGGCATGACAACGCTTGAGAGTGTAGCCGACCGACTGTGTTTTGTCCGACCGCCGTTTGACTTGGGCAACGTGGCCGCTACTGCCGATGAATTTGGTGCTGATCTGCTGGTTCTGGATTACATTCAACGCATTGCATTACCGGGGGACCATGAGCCTGACCGGGGCCGCGTCAATCGGACGATGGATTGCTTACGGCAATTCGCCGATGCTGGTGTGGCTGTCATTGTGGTAAGCGCTGTAGGACGCTCCAAAGACAGTAAGGGGCGTTCAAGTTATGCCGGTGAGGGGTTGAATCTTGCCAGCTTCCGCGAAAGCTCGGAACTGGAATTTGGGGCCGATGACGCCTTTATTCTGTATCCGGATTCTGACGACTCGACCGGCGACCTGATGACGTTAAAACATCTTAAATCAAGACATGGTGAGTGCCGCGACTTGTCGCTAACATTCGACCGCAAACGGCAACACTTTGAGCCAGCAGCAAGCGAAACGGGTACGCCGGCAATTCCAATCCGGAAACTTTCAAACGCTGTGGCCGAACTTTGGAAACGTACCCCTGCCGCTGCTGATGAAGCGGGGTGCGATGATGAGTGAGAGCCGCATTATCCCTGCTGGTGATGTCCTGCCACCGATGGATGACGAACCGCGAACCGCAAAGCCTAAGCACGGCAAAGGAGACAAGCGGCGAACACGTGACCGCTTTGTGGTACTCAATTCGTTTGTCGATTGCAGCATGGCCAACCTGACACGGTCCGAACTCGCTGTTTGGCTGGTACTCTACCGGGATGAACGTAAGGGAACCGCATGTACAAGTGCCGCCTATATTGCAAAGCGAGCCGGCACAAGTCCACGACGCACACTGGACGCCATCGGAAAGCTCTGTAAGCGTGGCTTGGTAAAACGCATTTATCGTGGCGGTCTGAACCGTGGGGCGTCTACATATCGCATATTCCCATTGGCGAGTGTAACAGACAAGTGACTGATGACGTGTACGTCACTAGCACTGGTGACATTTCCGTGCAATTACTGATGACGTATACGTCACCTATTCCATAAAGAACCATAAGCACGTGCATGCGCTCAAGGCTTCGCACGTGAATACAAAGTAAAGCAGATAAACCCGCAATTACTATTGACCTGAATACGGCGATTGGTCAAAATAAACACCATGTCAACAAAGGAAAAAAACTTGACCGCTTTGCTTCGTGAAGCACTGCGCGAGGTTGAATCAGTACGGGCTGTGGCCAAGGCGACAGGACTTCGACATTCTTCACTGCTGCGGTTCATGCACAATGAGACGTCGCTGCGCCTTGATCTGGCTGACCGACTAGCTGAATACTTTGGAATTGAAAGCCGACGAATCAATCGCCGGCGGAGGGGATAAACAAAATGGCATCACTTGTAACTTATAACGATGGACTACGACGCATTGACTTCACACTAACGCCAAACGGTAAACGGCGATCTGTGCGACTTGGCAGGACAAACGCCAAGGCAGCGCGGTCCATCATGGCGAAGGTTGAAACGATCATTGCTGACAAGCTGCAAAGTCGGCCACACGATGCGGAAGTCTCACAGTGGCTTGCATCGCTGGATGAAACGTTGCTCTCAAAGCTTCGAGCCGTTGGGCTGGCTGATGGGGTAGGCGTGACACAAACGACGCTGGGCGACTTCCTGGGCCGATATATGAAGACGATCAACGGCAAGCCGGCAACGTTTAAATCCTACGGGCATACCAAAAGAAACCTGTTGGACTTTTTCAATGCAAGTCGCTTGCTTGCTGATATCACAGAGGCGGATGCTGATGCCTGGCGGTCATGGCTGGTGGAGAATCAGGGATTAGCTATCCCAACCGTGGCGCGGCGTGTCGTGGCTGCTCGAACGTTTTGGCGTAAAGCTATTCGATGGAAGCTGACGAGTTCCAACCCATTTGAAGGAATCCGATCTGGCACACAGCAAAACGAAAGCCGAAAGTTTTTTGTACCTGCTGACACGATCCAAACGATTATTGATGCTTGCTCCGATGTGCAATGGCGTTTGCTTATTGGCCTGAGTCGATGGGGTGGCTTGCGTTGCCCGTCTGAGCATTTGGCACTGACTTGGGCTGATGTCGATTGGGAGGCTGGGGCATTGCGGGTCCGGTCGATCAAAACTGAACACCATGACGGTCATGCTGTCAGAACCGTCCCGATGTTTCCTGAATTACGGACACTGTTGATGGACGCTTTTGAAGCTGCTGAACCAGGTGCCGTCCATGTCATTACACGTTACCGGGATGCAACACAAAATCTCAGAACCCAATTCATACGGATTATCCGATCTGCCGGCTTTGAACCCTGGCCGCGATTATGGCAAAATCTTCGTGCAAGCCGGGAATCTGAATTGATGCGGGAGTATGACTTATCGACTGTCTGTAAGTGGATTGGTAATTCACCTGCCGTTGCTGCCAAACACTATGCCATGAGCATTGACAGGGATGCTGATTTTAGAAAAGCAATCGGCAGGGGACAGGCGCAGCAAAAAGCGCAGCAGTCACCGTCCGACGGACATGGTCAGGGCATGACATGTAAAAAGGGTGCGCATGAAAAAACCCCTGAAAACAAGGGGTTTGTCCATGGTCGGCAAGTTCTGTCAAATACAGACTTTACCGGGGAATGGGCGATACAGGGCTCGAACCTGTGACCTCACGCGTGTGAAGCGTGTTTTGACCCCACTCAGCAGTTCAGAATCAGCGTTTCTGGCTCAATAATGCGGATCATCGCTACCCATCACAACCAAGAAACACCTGGCAGACACCGAAATGCAGTGAAATGCAGTAAGTCCATTTTCTGATTTTGTATCCATTCCCGGTAAACACAAAAACACCCCGCCGACCAAAGGCCCAAGATCGACGGGGTGCGTGGCAAAGAGAACGAGCAAGTCCATGCCGGGTAGGAATGTCGCAATCGTTCAGGATGAATCCTGCACAGGCCTGCAGATGGGATTCTGGTTCGTTCTCTGTGGCATGGGTGAGTTTTTGCCACTTGCCTGAGGATGCAGATAACCTACGATGATCTTTGACCAGTACTCCGGACGTCGGAACACGCCGCTATGTCCTTTGGCCATCGGCCAGCAGTCCAGATTGTCGATTCGCGGGTCATTGCCCTTGTAGCCTTTGCGTCCCATGGCGCCCCAGGGATGCATGATCAGCCAGCGAGCTAGCCACACAGCCCAGTCACATCGGTTGTACATGACCAGGGCTTGGTTGAGACGCGGCCCGAAGTCGGTGTCACGGTCCAGGGCGGGATTGATCAAGACCGCGGAGAATGGCGGCACATCCATCCATGACAATCGTCGCACCAGGTCGCAACCGTTGGAGTGAGCCACGAACGCATCACCCTCGTCCATCATGTCGCCGATCGCTTGGGACAGACCCATGTTGCCGAAGCGGGACATGAGCAGGCCCCACCATCCATACCGAAGTGGATGGGTCTTTAGACCGGCTTCTTGCAACGGTTCAGCGAGACGGCCGATTGATCCGGCACCGCCATCACTGACGTTGAAACCGTGGACGAGATAGATGCGGTTGGTACTCATTCGGTTGATTCGGGCTTGGTTGCGGTGCTTGATTCGGGAGCGGGTTCACTGTCGCCGGTGCCAATGGAGACGTCGGTATCGACCGCATCACCAACGGATTTGACGATGTCCTTGGCGGCTTCGACGGCCTTTCCGGCAACATCCTTACGGGCCTCAGCTTCGACATCCGTCATGCTGCCCTGGGTATCGAGTGCCTTATCAACCTGGTCGTCAGCAGCGTCAATGACAGTGCTACCGGTGACCACGAGTTCTTCGATATTCAGTTCAGGTGATCCGTCTGCGCCCTTAAGGAATTTCAGGTTTTTGATTTTGGCATCCTTGGGCAGCCATGCGCGAACCAGTACATCGCCTTTCTTGATACTCAGCATGCTTCCGGTGCCGGCCGTGGTCAGCAGGATGTCATCGTCTTTCAATTGGGAAGCAGCTTGGCTTGCCTGGGAGACGCCGGAGCCGTCCTGGTTGCGAATGACGGACGCCGTGGTCGCATTGGCCTTGATGGTGTCTTTGTCCAGGCTGACTTGGTTGACGGTGGAGCAGCCGGTCACAAACAGGCCGATCACCAAAAGGATGAGAAGGGACATACAGGATTTCATGGGGCTCTCCTTGCAGTTGAAAAATGTGATTAAGTGGTCGTGCCATCGGGCAGCGTCCAGTTGGTTCCGTCATCAATGTTGAGATGACCGTCATCGCTGTTGAAGATCATGCGACCGGCATAGCCAGCAGCAGGGCGGCCAGCGTCGTCGTAGACGGGCAAGAGGATGTCCGACAGACCTTCTCCGCGGCGATCGAGGATGCTGGTGATCACACCGTCGGCCATCGTGACCTCGGCCAGCTTTACGTGAGGAACAGCAGGCCATCCGGTGGCATCAATGGCTGATCCGATGGTCGCGGCGCCTGACGCGTTGTAGAGCCAAATGTATGTGGTGTCGTTGTCGGTCAGGGAGTCCACAGCAGGATCAGCACCTGCATAGATCAGCACGGTGTTGGCAAAGGCTTTTCGCCCCGGGCGAACACCGATGGCGTCCGCGTTGCCGTCGACCTCATACACACGAAGGTCATTACCGCGCACCGCGACGGCGTTGACCTGATCCAACTGACGGTTGTACGCAGCCATCCAAGGGTCTTCATTTGCAGTTGGATAGGTCATGCCGGTCGTGGCATTGGTTGTGGCGGCCAGTGCGTTGGCCTGTGTGTTTGTCAATGCTTTTTCGGCCATGGGTATCACTCACTTGCTCACGCGATTGGGGCGGGGTCTTGCCAACTCCATGTCAGCAGGTCCGTCCCCGTGGTGATTGCCAAGCTGTATGGTGGGGGTGGTGTGGGGCGGTGTTGGATTGTCGCTTCAGCAGACGCAGTTCCAGTATTGCCTAGATCATCGATCGATTGTGTTTTCACCTGGTAGTCGCCAGCCACATACTCTGTGACAGTGCTGAGCGTCACCGTGTCAATGCCATGTCCTACAGGTCCAAGCCCAAAGGGACCGTTGCCGAATCCGGGACCCTGCACAGATGAGCCAAACGCGGTGGCACCAAATAGACCATGGCCAAACCCTTGACTCGCGCGTTCAATCCCCAGTAGGTTCTCGGTGATCGTGTCCGTCTCGCCATCCACAATGATGTACACCTGATCTGTGGGGAGCAGAGAGGGCGGCAAGGTGATCGTGATGGACATCGCTTCGGCCATGCTGTGCAGTTGACGCAGTTCGACAACTGATGGGGCAGTGCGGTGTCAGGTGCCAGCAGAAAAAGCGAGTAGATAAAAGGCAATCCATGCCAACATCTCGATGACATGCCACCAGTTGATCCAGCGGGTTTTCATCGCCGCGCCCTTGTGCGGCCGGACTTGAGTTTGCGGCGATGATCTGGGACTTCAATGGGGTTGTGGGGACTGATGCGGTTATGGAGTTCAGCAGCGACCGCTTTGGCACGTACCAGAAACTCATCGATGCCATCATCGCCAACCGCAAGGCTGGTTTGGATTGCCACCATGCAACCATGATGCACATGCAGCAATTCGCTGGGGCTCAGTTCGTGGAGTTCAGGGCGCGACAGGCTCATGCCATGGGATTGGTGATGATGGCGGCAAGGGGATGTCGGGCGGTGTCAAGCGGACGGTTTGTCAGTGACAGCATCCCACTTGCCGAGAGGGCATTTTTCACTGGCGACGACCAGCTTTTTGTCGATCAAGCCGCAGCCACATGCACTGCATTTTCTGAGTTGCGCATCCTTAAAAATGGATTTGGGGCAGGTTTTGCAGATTTGTGTTCGATGTTCAATCACGCCATCCGACGCCCGATCGATACCGAGCTTGGCCTTTGCCAGTCCTGCGGCGCCGTGAATGATATGTGACATCCCTGATGATTGTTGCGGGTGTCGTGGCTCGTGCATCATTTCGGTAATGTTGTTTTCGGCATCCCATATGATCCGGTATCGTCCGAATTTGGTATCTGCTTGCGCGATCCTGCCTCCGTCATCAGTTGGTTGGTATTGCATCATGATGTGTAATCCACAATCGCCTCGCCGTTATACGTCGGTGTGTATGTACTACCGGTTGAACATGATGTAGCGGGGTTGTCGATAGTGTCGCCAAGGCTTTTTAGCACTTCACTGCTTTCCCACGCAAATTGATTACCAGCGTTAGGGCTGGCTTGAACCAATATAAACGTTATGTTTCTTGTGTCATTTTCTATTAAAATTTCGACGTTGAAATAACTTACCGTCGCGGCATACGTTCGAACACCACCCGCAAAAAGCTCGAAAAACAATGAAACTGTGTTGATTTGGGTGGAATAATACGTCGATCCTTCGACTGGCTGTGTTTCACCCTTAGTGATTTCATACACACCATTCAAGCTTCCGCCCCAAGTGGCGGAGTATCCAGTGTTTTCACTGGTCTCGCAGTAGCCCTCGTGTGTGACCATATTTTGCAAGGTGAGTGTCAGTTTCATTGGTAACTCACAACACCCGCAATCCAACGCAGGCTTCCCACCCGGTCCCAGCACTGGATTCCCATTTGCATTAAGTGGTAACGCCATTAGCAAGCCTCGAACTGAACAATATCTCTCGCCACTTCCAGCGTGCTGCCTACCTTGCGGCCAAATGCATCAACTGTTTCCGTCCACTCGAATGCGACGAGCTTTTTGTTTTCGTCATCCCACTCAATCCGCTGGTACCGCTTGGTCATGCCGTTGCCGGTTTGATTGTCCCTGTCCCACGTGCCGGTGACTGCGGTTGTGCTGCCGCCTGTGTATGTCAAATCCACTGGATCGCCCACTAGCACCGGCGGCACCACTTCCAACCACATGATTGGATTGTCATCATCATCAGTCTCACCAAAATCGTCGATCACCTCAGCAGCGAAAAGGATCAAATCTTTGGCGTAGAGTACGCTGAGTGGTTTGGTGTGTTCAGATAAGGCGACAACAATCTGATCTGAAACCACGTCACTGCCGTCCAACTCAACACACTTGAGATAGTCACGTGCTTCGATTGGGTCTGGAATCTCTTCGTCCACCCGGAATCTGGCCACGCGGGAAAACTTGCTGGCGTCTGGTCGCTGGGTATACCCTTGCCCAGAGAAAGCATTGGCGCCTGATTGTTTTTCCTTGACTGCATCGACAATGATGTTGTGCTGGCTCGCGCTAGGGCGGTCGCCTGCTTTGACATATCGAAGTTGGTCTGTGCCTGGCATCTGGAATCCTCATTTTGCCACTGACGGTCATTATGTGATTGCCTTTCCCATTTACGGGATGGCGTGAGGCGGTATCATGTAGGCGTAGAGTTCACACACGAAAGGGGGCGACATGGAACGTCGCACATTGATGATTGGAATGATGATCCTGAGTTTGAGCATGGTTGCAACGGCTGAGGATGGCACGAACAAGATTGCAGACAAACAGGCGGGACCGAAGTGGGAAGATCAACCCACGGGCGTCAAGCGGCTGTTTGAGCAGCAGGCACCCAACTGGGTGAAGATTGGCGACAAGCTGTGGTGTGTTGAGGTGATGAAGGAGGCTCAGAAGCGAGCAAAGCGAGGCAAAGGCGATGCGTATCACGACGCTTCAGCACCGTGGTTTTACGAGCCGATTGGGGATGTGCGGTGTCGGTGGATCGGTGAGGTGTACAAACACATGAAGCTGGACGCGCCGGAGGGATATGAGGTGTTGGAGGGAACAGTAAATTATCTTACCGATGATGGATTCTTTATTTACCAGCCCAAAGTACGAAACAATCCATTTGTCTATAGTCTCGATAAACCAAAATTGAATTCAAAAGTTGTGACATTAGGAAAGAAACAGACAGGAAAGTACACGTCTGGAGCAAAGAGCTATGACGCTTATAACCAATATCGAGAATTTGAATTAGCAATTGTCCCACAGCAACTATTTGATTATTTGCACACGCATCAAATAAAAGAATTCCCTGTCTGGCGTGCCAAGCCAAACAGGGAACGTGATGGTTTTGAATGGACCAATTATCCACGAAAGTTTCAGATTCCGAACTGATTATTTCCAGTTTAGCTTGTCTTTGAATGTGGTTGGGGTGTAAATTCGGTTTTGATCTTGTTCCTTATTTTCACCGACTGGTGGCGTGTACACTGGAAACCAGCCTGCCCGTTTGGGATCATAGAAGCTATTCCATCCGGTCAAGCGATGCGACATGGTTTGCGTGACTGTCCATGCCTTTAAGCCATCACTGGTGATTGTTCTTTGCATGGTCATCGGCATGTAAAGCAGCGTTTCCGGTGCGAAGGTCATGCCGAGTGTCCGCGAATACAGTTCGTCCGAATTGACGTAACCGTTGAGGTCTCGCCATACTTGAGGTACCGAAAGCACTTCATATCGTGTGATCTTCCACGTCATGCCAGTGATCAGCATACCGGGCGATGCTTCATCGCCAAGCGGCCTTGGTTGAAATGGGCCGACGACAGTATCGCTTCCCTCGGATCCCCACCACAGCCGACGCCCTGATATTGTCAAAAACTCCGTCCAATCATCAACATTCTCGGTGATGAGCGTTTCAGGATCATCCGAATCAATCACGGTGTAGCCGTCCGGCGTGCGGTATGTCACCGTGAGCAAGGCGTCGGAGTACGTGATCTCGCGGGGATTGGGGTTTTCATCGACCTTGCCTTCATTGTCGAAGAACGGATCGATGGCCACATCTGTCACACGTGCGGCCACGTTGTACTTGTAGGCGATACCCTGCTTGGCCTTGAACTGTCGGGCCAACTTGTGACGCCGCGACCACGGGCATTTGAAGCGACGGGTAACCTGGAACCCGGTGGCGGTGTATTGTTCTTTGGGTGATCCGGGGAGTTCTTCGAATTCGACAGTGAGGGCCATGATGTGATTTCCTTCACATGGAGATTGAAAAATGGGCAGGCCCTACGGCAGGGCCATGCCCGTGAAGGAAAAGCAGATTGTGGTAGCGGGGGCGCTGGAAGTTTGTTTGTGGGTTACTACTTTTGCCTTCGCATGGTGGTTACCCATTAGGCAAGTCAGGTGGAGAACGGCGGTGTCACGATCAAGCACCAAACCCAAGGGCAACCGTGCTGGCCGTGGTGCTCGTCTTGGTATTTTGAGCCACCGTATCCAGCAGCTTGTTGGTCTTTTGAGCCAAATCCACCAGCGACTTGGTGTTCTTCTCGGTGTTTTTCTGTGGATCGTCCTTGGGGCTGATCGCGGTTTGAATGCGGTTGAACATGTCGGTGAGTCCGACGGTTTGGATGCGATTAGGGCGATCTTGGTTTTCCTGCTGTTGCTCAAGTAGAGCACGTGCCTCGGCGATTTGTGATGCATCAGCACCTTCACGCCTCAATTCGTTTAGCCTTCTCTCAATATCGCCAAGACCACTTTCTTCAACATCAATGCGGAGTTTGGCAATGTGTTCACCGATGGAAAGGCGCTTAAGCTCGCCGTTCAACTCACGTAGGCGGTCTTTTTGATCTTCAGTTGCTCCCTTGAGGTTTGCCAATTCCATCTCATCAGGAGCGCCAAAGAATGAAACCTTTTGCTGACGGTCGCCGATCAAGTTCTCAACACTTTGGCTTCGCATCTGCTGCAAAATCTCTTGTGCCTGTTTGAGTTGATCGGCGCCAAGCTTCATGTTTTGCAGGTCAAAAATCTTTAACTCAATACTGTCCATACCCATCGTGTCGAGTTCTCGTTGGAGGTCATCAAGAAATGATTCACCTTTGAGTCGTTTTAGATCATTCTGCAATGCTGTGAGTTTTTGGACTTGTTCATCAGTCGCAACGCCCAGCTTCTTCATAGCCAGAAAATCAACCAGCAGGATATCTTCCTGGGACATGCCAAAGTGTTGCACCTCAGTGTTGAGGTCTTTTAACGCCTTTTCAATCCGCTTGATGTCCTCGACGTGCTGGTCCGACGATCCGTTTGCTATTTGATCTTGCAGATCTTTGACAGCTTGCTTGGCCTTGTTTAACTGCTCACTAAGCAGTTTGATATTTCGCACATCAACACGCCATTGAGACATGCTCATCTCGCCAGCCTGGTCGCGTGCAATAATGCTGTACCGCTTGATTGCAGCAATGCGATCTTCAAGCGCCTTGACGAGATCAACACTCGCGGTCAATTGCTTTTCTGTGCTATCCGCAGCATCAACAGCTTTCATTGCTGTTGCAAGTCGTTTGCTGGATTGAGCAAGGTTATCCTGGGCATTTTGCAGATGGCGTGTTTTGTTGTAGATGATGCCCGCGTCGTCTGCTAAATTCATTAATACCTCATCAAGCCCAATCCCTTCAGCCTTGGCTTTGAGAAATGCTGCACCAAGTGCCAACAAGACCGTGATAAGGGCACCACCAATCGCAACCTTGACCGCAATAACGGCAGTATTTAACGTCCAGAGAGAAGCTGTAAACGCCTTTAGCGACTTAATGATAACCTTGATCAAAGCGATCAGTTCGGGTAGCGATGTCCTAGTAAACACCAGTAAGGCGGCTTGAGTGCCAACAATGGCAGCAGACAGTCCGGTAAACCCAATAGCCAATCCAGCCACAGCCAGCTTGACCTTTCCGATTACACCGCGCAGCCCTTCGCCGCCAAACATGAAGTTGTATATCCATTTTGTGGCACCAGCGACAACCGTGGCAAACTCACGTGTAATCTGGATTGCAGATCGAATTGTTGGGATGAATGTCTCTCTGAAGCCTTTTAGCTGGTCAATCGCAGCAGACAGGACTTGCTTTAGGTTTAGCTCCTCAAGAAGAATCTTTCCGAAGTCACGAAAAACATCCTTGATCGCGCCTTGAAATGTACTCCACAATCCAATTGCAGACTTGGACTGCTTGGCCATCAAATCGAAGAACATGCCGCCATTGCTGGTCATGTCCGTAAACGCCTGCTCAAGATTCTTAAACCCAACCTTGCCGGTGCTGACCAGGTTACGCACCTCGCCTTCTGTGACGCCAAACTGCTTGGCCAACTCGCCGATGATTGGGATGCCGCGACCGGTAAGCTGGTTGATATCCTCCATCATCAACCGCCCATTGACACGCGCTTTCCCGTAGATTTCAGTTAGTTCGCCAAGGGGGATTCGCAACCCAGCAGAGATGTCGCCGATCCGGGTCAGGGTTTGCGTTAACTGGTGGGCTGGCTCATTAAACGCAATCAGTGCACGTCCCGCAGAAATCACTTCATCCGGCTCGAATGGGGTAACATCGCTGAATCTTTTCAGATCGCCAATAACTTGCTTGGCTTTGTCTGCGGATTTAAGCATGGATTCAAAAGCAATCTCAGTCTGTTCCATGTCAGCGGCCATCTTTGTTCCAAAAACGCCTGCTGCTACAGTTGCGCCAGAGATTGCCGCGCCGATAAGCCCGCCGATCTTCGCAATAGGTGCAAGGTTATTGCGAAGTATGCCGCCCACTTTTCCCAGCGAGCTTTGCAAAGGGCGAGTGTTGGCCACGAGATTGATTGCAGCTTCACCGATAATTGGCATAGGTCACGATCCTTTAGTAGCTGCAATAGCAGCAGCCAAGCTCTTAAATTTCTGCCTCCCACCAACTTGCCGTTCGCCGCTTGACGCATAAACCACCGCCTGGGCTAGAGTGAGGTCGCCGATCTGTCTAGGCGTCCATCCATATTCTTGGCTCAAAATCACAAAGAGCTTGGCGATGTCTGTGTGATGGCCGGTTTTACCGGCTCCGCTTTTGGGGATTCGCCTCCATTGAGATTAGGGGCTGAGATTTTCATTAGGGAATCAGCCAGATTGGAGAATTGCTGCACATTGGCAAGCTTGCTCACAACTTGCTCACGTGTGATGTCGGGGTGCTCGTGGCGTAGTGACAGGTAAATGAGTTGGCCTGCCCCCTCAATGGACTGCATCATGCCTTGGGCTTCGCGCGAGTCATAGGTTACGCGTGAAGCAGCGTTGATGGCTTCACTGGTCAAATCACGGCGGTCTCGGGCAGGCAGATCACGCGCTGCGTGCATGCTGTTAGCGATAATCTTTTGACGAACCCAGTTCTCAAAATCGCCTAAGTCGGCAATCGTCAGTGGACGCATCTTGTAGGTCTTGCTGCCAAGCTCGATTTCAATCGGCGCGGCGGTCACGGTAGATAGATCACTCATAGCTTCTCCTTGCGTGTGAGTGGTTGTTAATCAGTTGTTATGGCGTCACATCCTGCAACACACGCAGTGTCACAGTAGCATCACTGCCGGATGCGTTGGTGATGTACAGGTCGGTAACATCAGTGCTCAGGGGGTTGTCGTAATAGCCAGACACGTTTTCCCAGATGAGCGGAATGCCAGCCTTGAGAGCAATTGTGTCGTCTGCTGAGCTGCCATCGTTGGTTTCGATGGTCACATCCTGCGTGGAGAGCAGGTAGAGCGATTTGATTTCCGACACATCGATGCCAACAGTGGCTTGCAGATCGGTCGAGCTATCCGGGACTGCGATTTCGGCTGTGATTTCACCATCGGCGGTGATGTCCTGGCGTTTGGTTTCGACATCGCTGTTACGCTGCCAGCCGCGAGTGAGTGAATGAGTGGGCATGGGATTGATCCTTGTCAGGAGGTTTGTTTGATTGATTCAGTCGCTTACGCTGCTGGCCACCATTCCGTGGTGTCGGGTTTGGTGATCGTGCCTGCAACGCCAGCGTTAAAGCCGGACCAGTTCCAGTTCGCGGTGCCGCTGGCGAGTTCAGCACCTTCGATGGATGTCTCGTAAGCACCTTCGCCGAATCGTGCCCAATGAATGAGGTAGAACAGCGTCGATGTGACGTAGAGACGCAGCTTGCGAACATCGCCAATATCAGGGGCGGTACGCACGTCCTGGTTGTAGAACGAGATTGAACCACTCGCTGTGATGTTGCCAGCCTTGCGTTTCTTCCAGCCGCTGGTGCTGGACGATGCATACTCTTTGAGATCGCAAGCGATAGTGAGCGTCCACGACCGCACATCATCAAGCTCGGTAAACGTGTCGGTTTCAGCCAACTCAACTTTGAGCGACAGAGAACTTGGCGGGTTGGGAAGTGTGGAGTCGGTAATCGTCCCGGTTGTGTGCGTCAGGGCGCCATTGCCCGCCAGCGTCACGGTAATACTTTCGATGTCGCCAGACTCTTGATTGGCGGTAATTTCCACCTGCGAGATGATCGCGGATCCGGTGGTCTTGTTGGCACCGTCGAACCCGACGAACGTGATGGTGTCGCCGGGGAAGTGTGTTGGGGTGTGACCATATTGAGTGTACGAACCGCTCCAATCCTTGATGCCACCAAGCTGGCCAGTACCGCCAAGGGTATTGGATGCATTGTACGGCTTGTTTTCTTCGGTCTCAGAGGTGGACCAAGTGCGCACTGTGTTGGCGCCGTCGACTGTCCCACCCATGCCCGTGTATGTGTTACCCATGATGATCTCCTGTTAATGAGTCACCATGTGGTTGAAGAAAAAAATTCAAGATTGGAGAGAGGCGGTGTCAAACCAGACTTCAACTTCGACGCCAATGACGGTATACCAGCCGTTGGATTTGCCTTCGGGATCGGCGCCGGGGGCTTGGCCTTGTACGGGTCTGACTGAGCGGACGAAATCCAATCCGTCCAGCCTGTTGCCAATCGATGCAACCGCCAGCATGATTTGCCACTCCACAGGAAAAGCTTGAGCGGTGATGTCCACCTCGCCGGTGTAAATCTCAAAGCGGAACTGGCGTTTGAACGAGCTTCCGTTGCTGGTGCGAAACATGTGCGGATCCACGGCATCAGCGACCACAGCGACCAATGGCACGTCAGCGGCCTGCAGGGTGGACTTGCGAATGCGATTATCGAATCGGATACGGTTGCCGGGTTTGACCAGACTGGTAAATCCGCTTCTGGATTCGAGAACGTTCCATAATGCAGTGAGGACTTGTCCCCATGGTTCAGCAGGTACAGTCATGTGTGCGTTTCCTATTTGGTGGCCCGCATCAGATCGCGGATCATGCCATCGGTGGTTTGTTTGTCGGGATCAACGATGATTTCTCGCTTGGGGTTGCGGCCTTTGCCAAACTGGTGAATGCCAGCGATGTCTGCGACACTCAGTGAGCGTTTGCCGCCGGGGTGTCTTGACGTTTTTGATTTGAGAAACCCGACTCGCAGGCCGTTGTTGATGAATTTCCAGTTGTCTGTCCGCTGAGTATCAAGCACGGCCAGCAATGTGCCGGTGTTTCGCATGATCGCCGGCGACCCTTTACCCTTGCCTTTTCGACGACTGCGGATTGTTGCGGGGCTCAGACTTGGCCAATTGCCGCCACCTTTGGATTGCTCGACATATCGCCTGCGAACAAAGCCCAGATACCTGGCACGCCATTGATTCATCACCGGTCGCATCTCGGGCGTCTTCGGATTGCGGAACCGACGCTTGTACGCTTCAAGCCGTGACAGGTCGAGTGTGATGGTGTTGTGAATGCGGAACATCGGGGAGCCTTTCGGGATCACACGACGAACGGGATGTTGACGCCCGCCGTTGCTTGGACTGCATCAATCTTGAGACTGCCATCAGCGATGTTAGCGAGCATGGTCTCGACGGATTTTTTCTTCGACGAGTAGCGGTTGTACGGTCGCCCCTCATCATCTGCATCATCCAGACCGCGAGCTTCGTAGAGCCAGCAGCCTGCTAATGTCGCTGAGATGGTTGTGATCAGGCCGATGGACTTGCCCGGTTGTGCAGAGAGGGGAATGGTATAGTCCGACCCGCTAAGGATGGCATTAATATGATCGTCTGCGTGAGAGATTGCACGTGTGATGCGTGCGGCGATGTCGGCGAGTACATCTTCGTCCTCGATGTCGCCAGCATCCAGGTTGCCCCACGTCTGCACGTTGATGGGGCCAAAGATGTCCTCGATGTCTGTGCGTGTTGAATAGGGCATGTGATGCTCTCTTAATAAAACTGCCCGACCTGGGATGAACAGGCCGGGCAGCAGGATGACGACCTCTCACACGTGAGGTATCAGAATGACTTACTTTGTGGCCTTAGCTTTTGCAGTCTCTGCTTTAGCTTTGGCGTCGGCCTTAGCCTTTGCGTCAGATTCTGCCTTGGCCTTGGCGTCAGCAGTGTCGGATGGGGCGGTTGAGCCGGATTCCTTCACTGCTTGCTTGGGCAGGTCTTCGACCTTGGTGATGGTCTGGCCATTGACCATGACCGAACCACCGGACTTGATGATCTGTTCCATGGCCGAGCGTTTCAGGTTTCCGTTACTGTCGTAATTGCTCACGATTGACTCCTTGCGGATTTGTTACAGGATCAGGATGGCGGTTTAGCCGACGGTCAGGATGGCGGTAGCCGCCTGGTTGTGCTTGCGGGGGAAGCCGCGAGCAACACTCCACAGATTGGCGTTGGGCGGGTTGAGGTCAGGGTTCGGCAACGTGGCAAATGCGACCGGGCCAGTCTGAGGACCGCCAAAGATGGCAGGTGCACCATTGATGCTCATGGAACCGACCACGGTTTCAGTGACGATGCCATTGGCGAAGTCGAACGAACTGGAGTTACCATCGTCGCTGGTATTGGACAGCAATACCTTGCCGGTAGGCAGGTAGCGGCTGTAGCTGTGTGAGCTGTCGCTGGCTTCACGTCCATACTGCGTGTCGTCGATTTCGATGGTCATGCCCAGGACAGACTCAGCAACCATCTTGATTGCGTTGTTGTTGGCAATGGCGGTGCTGAATTGATCTGCCGAGAAGTTGAAAAGCTTCATTGCACTGGCCGCGTTGCGGAACTCAGTGGTATTGATCATCAGCAGAAAATCAGCGTTGGACATGGTGATGCGGTTGTATTCCACACCGTATTTGTTTTGTGCTGTGGTTTTAACACCCATGATGTCGGCGACTGGGGTTGCGGTTGCTGATGTAGCCCAGCCAACGCTAGGCGTGACCTTCAAGTCGCTTGGTGTACCAAACGTCACGGTGCCGGACTTGATACCGAGGCCAGACCATGAATAACTGTCGAGCATCATGCCTGCACACATCAGATTCATCTGCATGCGAACATTGATCATCAGCTTGTCCATGCGGCCAGTCAAGTAGTTTTCAAAGATGTTCGCGTCACCGGCCATGGCTTGTTCGGCTTTGATGCGCTGCACCAGATTGAGCATGCTTTGCTTGATGTTGGTGCCGGACTTGATGTTGGGAATCTTGGTCGCTTCCAGCGTGATCTGGTGATCGTTACGCACAGCGGCGGGTTGATCATCGGCAACCACATCGGCAATGATGGAACGTTCGGTCAGTCGTGCCATGATTTCATCATCTTCAGCAAAGACAATCGGTGTCCGCTTAAGGTAACGGAGATTGTCAGGGATCTGCCGAACGTCCATAAGGGCGTTCCACATCGCTTTGATTCGGTTGGTTGCCAAGGGGTTGTAGCCTGCAGGCATGTCAATATCTCCGTTATTCTTGGCCATTCGTGGCCGATGGTTAATTCACAGTTCAGAAAATCAGTTGGATTCGCGGACCAGTTGCAGCCGGGGCATCGCAGTCAGCACGGTAGACAAAGCGGGCTGGGTGTAGCCATCGCGGGTCACACCGACCTGCAGACGTTGCTCCCAGATACGACCGCCTTCGAACACTGCCGGGTGGTCTGAGCCTGGCTCGCTGTACACAACGGTTTCGTCGAGGATGTACACATTGCCACGCTCAAGGGATTGGCGACCGTCAGAAGCGGTGGTGTCAGCTGGACCATACTTGCCAGAGTCAGTGCCGCCGGTCGAAGTTGCGATGGTCACAGTGATGCTGCCACCGGATTCAAGCGAGGATTCATCCACGGTGACTTCGGCGACATTACCGAGGGCTTTACGCCATGTCAGCGTGTAGACAAAGCTTGATTTACTCACTACCACGTCGCCGGGATCGATGTTCGAGAGGGCGTACAATGCGTCCTGCACGACCTGCGCACTCGCGTTGTATGCAATAGTGTCAGTGGTCTGGCCATCGTATGAGATGGTGAATGTGCCACCGTTGGGGTCAGCATCGCCAGACAGGTCAATGGTCTGCACTTCACCAAGGGTGATGTGAGCCAAGACAGTGCCGTATGGCAGCACCTTGTCGCCGATTTTGACGACAGTGCCATCTGTCAGCGTTTCTTCAGCGGTCAGGGAGTCAACGGTAGACCAGTCAACGGTGATGCCGCCGACCTTCCATTCAGGCCGACCGTCTGCACTCACTTGGATAGGGCGACCAGTTGTATCTTTGATTTCTCGTCCAAAGCTTCCCATGATGGGTTCTCCAAATTGGATGGTTCAGCGGTCACTACCGCATGGATTGGTCAGTTCATTTGCCGCCAGCAGCTTTGCGGGTGCGTTCGGCAAGTTCTTTGAGTTCTTTTTCTTCCTGCTCAGCGTCACCATCAGGGATGTCGCGGGACAGGTTGGTAGTCTGCACACCGGTTTTTTCGCCGAGTAGCTTGGCCAGTTCGCCAGCCTTGTTTTCGGCGAGGATGTCGACGATCTTGGCGTAGGACGGACGGTCTTGGCCGTCGCCAATGCTGAGCATGATCGGCGTGGACAATTCGGCTTCGAGCTTATCCTTGACAGCCGGTGTGATGCAGCACTTGTCGACCAGCGAACCGAGTTTGGTGTTCAGTGCGTCCTTGGACAGCGCCAGCACTTCGCGGGACAACTGCACAGGAGCGGCAGGAGCGGCAGCGAGCTTGGTCTGCAAGTCGGCAACAGTCTGCTTGGACTTGTCCAAGTCGGATTGCAATGTGCTGATTTTGGCAGGGGCGTCCAGGCTGAGCATAATCGTCTCAGCGACCTTGGCGTCAGCAGTATCGTCGGCAAGGCCGAGTTTCTTTTTGGCTTCGGCGATCTGTTCCTTGGTGAGCATGTCACTCTCCTGTGAAGGTGTTTTGGTTACGTCAGGTTGGTTGAGAGAAAAAATGATTAGGTGTGGAGAGGCGGTGTCGCGTGAAGCAGCGATTGGGACAAACGGTTGCTGGCCTGTGATGACAGGATTGCGACACACGGTGATCGCAGTGATCGCCTCGCCGTAGCTGTTACCTTTGGAGTCTTTGTAGTCTGGGTGAATCTCAATACTCACCTCGTTGCAACGCTGGCAAAGCTTTGCAGCATCGTCATCAGCAGCGGTGGACTCAAACATCAGCAGATCGCCATCCATGTCGAGGGTGTCAACCTTGCCGATCTTGGAGTCGGCACCACGTTTGTGGTCTTTGGTGAGGTCCACACTCACGCCGTTGTTTCGCATCAACTTGTTTTTTGCGACCCACTCAGCGATACGTTCACGGGTGATTTCCAGTTTGAGGTCAGACCCATCAATGGGATTGCGGGCGATCCAATTGCCGACTTTGGCCGCATCTTTGCGAAAGCGGTAGCCACTTTTGCTGGATAGGGCGATTGGCTCTGAACCAAGTGATGCCAGTGCGTATGGGACGAGAATGTTATCCACGTGCCACCGTCGCTTTCGGAATTGAGGCAGACGGTCCGGGATTAAAATCAGGATTGATTGTGCGGGCGCGGTGCCAGTCGTTTACCAGGTCATCAAGTGCAGCGAGGGCAGATTCACCCGTACCGACAACGCGCGGCTCCTGACCGAAAGACTGGGCGCGGAACCCATCCTCGGATGGCGTGATCTCAATGATGATAGTGTCGGTGGGCATCGACAGGTGGTTACCTGCCGGGCGTCAGAAGGAGAGAAGGGCGGTGTTATGACGGTTGCTCAGAAAGGTATTTTTGACGCTGCCGAGCCTTAAGGAAGCTATCAGGGTCGGACTCGTATGCAGGAATATCGCTCTCATCAATCGCAACAACATCACCACCGGTGAATACAGTATTGACAACCTGCTCAGCCACATTGCGTTCAATACCTGGCGTATCCTGCATGACTGCATCGACTGCGTCGTCGAAATCCATGCTGAGTAGTTGAAGTGGTGTATGCATCACTTGGCCCATCCAAGATTACTGAACATTTGGTCAAAAGCGCTGGATATTTCCTTGAAATCGTCATCGTCCCATTGATAGGAAATCTCTTTGTTTTTACGCCATTCGTTTAACTCTTCTAGTATTTTCGCATTTTTCGATTTAATTGCAATATGTTGAGAGTATCCGCGGGCAAAAAGCTCGTCATCATTTAGTAGATAATCAAGATGCTTGACCATAGATTTGTTTTTGGCTGCTGCATATTCATCCCGCTTTGTTTTCAGCTTTGTGTAAGCCTTAGACTTTTTGATTTGCTCAAGGACAACACTTGATTGACCACCTGTTTTAGAATCAAACTTGCCGGGCGTACCGATTCCGTGGTGGTCGAGATAATGCCCCATCTCATGCAGCATGGCGAATCCTTGACGATTGCCTTTTGTTGTCAACTTGAAGTAGAAAGGCGAACCAGTACGCTCCCCGAAGACATACTCGCCATAAGTTGAACTGTTGTTATCACGCACATCAAGAATCCGCATGCCCTTGGGAACGCCGTGCACGCTATTGATCGACTCCATGGCATTTGCAATGTGCTTGGCGTTTTTGCTGCGTACATTGTAATTAACCAAGTTTTTGGCGTGCTGAGTTTTGACGGTTGGTATTGGGGGGACGGGCTTAACCGTTGGCTTCTTGTTCGACTTTGGCGTAGTGGATGGTTTTTTCGCATTTTGTTTGGGTGTTTTCTTGGGTTTTGATGCTGGTTTAACCGGCGTGACACGAGCAGGCACGTCCTGCACGACCAGGGTGGGATCAACCGGAACTGGTTTGTCTTCCGGCTTGGGTTTCACAACTGGTAACGGGTCAATATTCGGAACGCTATACGCCTGTCCCGGATTAAACTCAAAACCACGATCCGCTTGGGGCTGAAAAGCCACGCCATCAACCGTCTTGGGGCTTGGCAGGATGATCTTGCTTGCCTTGGCCAGATCATCACCTTCAAAAATCTCCAACGCCTGGCATCGACATGACCATCCATTGGGTGGCCAGTTGGTTTGCCAGAATGAATGATCTTTGGGAAGTCGCGTTCCGTCCATTGCATTATGGCTTGAACGGACCCTGTCGTCACCGACGGTTGAATACTCAAACCCCCATAAAATCTCATCAATCTCCGGCTCATGCAATGCTGCCCATCGACCGGCACTATAGGCCAGTTGTGTTTGAGTGCGAAAGATGTTTTCGAGCGTGTAGCTGTTTTCGGGAGTGATGCCGGCGGCTTTAAACACCTGCTGTAATTCACGGATTCCCGTGCCGACATGTGCCTGACGCTGGGTGAGTTCCAGCATCTTGGTGGTTATCTTTCCGCCGACCACTCGATTGATATCTTGCAGCTTGACCAACGCATCAGGCACAAACGCATTTCGCAGTTGATCAATGGACAGGCCGCCAACGTGCATTTGGGCTTTAAGTGCCTGAATTGCATTGTCATAGGCAGTGGATAGTTTGAGCGTCTTGGCTTGATGTGCTTCAACTGTCTTGAGCACACGCCAGCGACCAGTCAGATACGCAGCTACCATTGCATCAACCAATAAAGGTGACAGGTCGCCAAGTGGATCGTTGATCGCAGCCGCAGGATCGTTGCCAGCACGATACGCCTTTAGTGCGGCCATACGAACCTTGCGACCGATCTTCTGTGATGCAGTGATGCCGATCTTTTCCAGACGGGCGCAGTCGGCGTCGAGTTTTGCTGCATATTTGCGGCGTTCAGGGGAGACGGTCATGGATCACCCCTTTGTGACTGTGCTCTCAAGCTCGTCCATAATGGATTTGGCAGGATTGTCGGCATCGACCAATTTGTTGTCGCTCTGGTCAGGTGCGTCAGGCAGCGTGGGGAGCGTGGTCATTTCGGAGATTTGTTCAAAATCCAGATAGACTCGCAAGAACTCGCGGCCGTCAGGCGTTGCGGTCATGCCCTTGATGACCTCGCGTGCCAATGTTCGAGACTCGTCTTGGATTGGATTGGGTTCAAAGTAGACAGACCCACGTGCATCCTCGCCGAAATTAAGAACCAGAAGTTGGTCAACCACATGCCAATTAATCGTTTCGGCAAGGTCGGACTGCAATTGCTCGCCATCGAGTAGGCCAAGGTCACCGTGAGTTTGAGCCTCAGCCTTGGTGCCGAATTGACCTTCAAGGGCAGAACGTTCGGGACGAAGATAGCCACGGAATTTGAGCGAATCCAGATACCGCAGCCGTTCGATAAAGCTGGGCTGGCGACCACCTTTATCTTCCATCAACTCGATGGACCATTCCTTGCCATCGCTATCATCTTCCATGGCTTTACGGTTGGGTACTGCGATACCATGACCTGCAGCAATGCTGTCTAAAACACCTTTGGCGATCTCGTAGTTGTCGCGTTCAATGCCGCTTTTGTCTATGGATTTACCGGGCGGATAATGAATCACAGGCATGACGCCTGCAATTTTGCGGTCGTACCGTGCAGCACCTTCATTGGCCTGTTTCCACCATGACCATGTTTCGCGGATGTTTTCCAATCGCGGACGGCCATAATGGTTGTCGCCTTCGCGGTCATAGGTAAAGAGCAATGCCTTTTCACGTGGGAGATCGGTTGATGATTGTTTGAATCCCTGGAACTTGCCGTTGCTGTCAATATTGATCTGTGTGATGTCGTGGAGCAGCGGCTTGAGTCGCTTAAGCGTCCATCGCCCGTTTGAAACCTCGAAAACCTTTTCAAATCCTGCCCATCCGTAGTCAAGACTGCGGAGCATGGCGCGGACGAAGTGCCGCGTCATTGGATCAATCATGTCTTCAATGAATGACACGCGATCTTCCGGCGTGCCATCCGTGGATTTAACCGACCATGTGTTGCAGACGAGAGGGGACATGACCACGGCACGAGCCAGTGCAATGGTGGGGTCCATGAGCATGGAGCGATAAGTCTGATATGTACCTGCAGGTGTTGCATCCAAGCCGGGGATCTGCATGAACGTCGAGATACCGGCAGAAGTTCCCTGTGATCCGGTTTGCTCGCCGATTACAGGCTTGTTTTTAAGATCGTTGGGCTTTTCAGCCATTGGACTTGTTCTCCAAGGCTTTCACGCGGGCTTCAAGATCGGTGAGTTTGCTAGCGGCTTTCCAAGTAATGCCGCATGCGATGATGACTAACCCCAAGGGAATCAACGAGCTTTCGCTTACGACCGTGGCGGTGGCAAAAGTGATTGTGGCCAGTGCTGCTGATGCAGACCGCATGGCGATTAATTCAAACACGGGCGTTCTCCGTCCGGGGTATCAGGGTTATGCCATGTGGTTGGAGAAAAAAAGTTTCAAATGTGTAGGGGCGGTGTCACACATTCACACGACCGCTTGGCTCATTTATCCTCAACGGCCTGATTCGATGTACCCTGTAGCGTTCCGCGTCTGAGGCGTGGGTCAGTGTAAAATCAGCATCCTTGTCCGGCTTGCCATACTCATCAGGCATCACTTCCCGCAGGTCGCGGATCAGCTTCTTGCATCGTGGATGAATGAGCCAATGCACCTGCCCGTTGATGTCTGACAGAGCGTCATTGGTGGCCAACACGCTGTCGATGATATCCGGGGCTTTCTTGGGTACTCGTTTGTAGACCGGTACGCCCAGCGGTTGCAATACACGTTGCATGATCCTGTAGCCGCTATCACTGGTGTAAATGGATTCGGAGCGTCCCGCACTGTCTCCAAACACGTTGATTTCTGAAAACGATTTGTGCTTGCAGTTCTGTGGCCACCAGCGATCTGTGAAGTCCCGCATGATCTGGATCGTGTCCCACCGGTCGCCGTAAATCTCATCGACGGTGGTAATCATGTCCGCGTCTTTGTCGTATTGGCCAATGAGCATGTGGCTACCTGGGCGTTTGTTGAAGTCGATTGAGATGTGTAGCGGCAGGTCATAATTGAGTAAAACAGTATCGCTGACGTTTCGAGTCTCGCTGAAATGCTTGTAAAGAGCGTCATCACCCAAGCCTTTGGGATCCTGTTGATAGACCGCGTCCCAGATGCCTTGCGATTGCTTGTTGCCCATGAGTGATTCGAGTGTGTGCAGCTGCGGGCAGAGCGGTGAACCGATATAACGACGCATGGGATCGCCTTGTTCGGCAATGGCTGGCAATCGAATAAGTTGCCAATCGTCAGGGTGATCTTTGAGCAGGTAGCCGGAGAGATCATCTGGGTGCCACCTGGTATGCAGGATGATCATGGTGGTGTTCTCCTGCTTTCGTGTGTAGAACGCAGAGTCGAACCATTGTTTGACCTTGCGACGGGTGGCAGGGGACCATGCGTCTGCCCAGTCTTTGTACGGGTCATCTACCAAACCCACATCCATCGAGAATCCGGAGATTGCACCGCCAATGGTAGTGCTATAGAGCCCACCCAGTCCGGTGTGTGTGTTCCATCGGCCAACAGCTTTGTTGTCATGCTTCAAACTGGTGTTGAGTTCCTGACGCTGGTCGAATTGATCTCGTGCAAAGCTGGAGTGCCCGTAAATCAGATCCTTAGAGTACGAAGCGGAGACGATCCGTAGATCAGGCCAGTGTTCGAGGATCCAGACAACCAGCCAGCGACATAGGAACAGGCTTTTGCCATGCTGCGGTGGCAGGTTGATGATCAAACGACCCTTACCCTTGCGGATGGCACGTGTCACGATGTTGGCGATATAGGCGATGTGCTCAAACACCTGGTACTGCAAAGCAGGTGGATCGTCCCGCGTGACCCAGGCCGCAAACCAGTCCGGGCGTGAGCAGGCAACTTCACGCGGCACTTTATGCCAGTCGATTTCTTGGATGGCAGGTTCATTCACTGTCACCCTCGTCATCTGTGATTTCGCCCGTGGGCAAACCAAGTGTCAGGCCAAGTGCTTCAGCATGTGCAGCCATAGCCGGATCACCAGCAATCTTCGTAGCCTTGGCCGGATCGATCATCTGCGTTTGAATGGGGCGACCATCACGGCCGGAAACCTCGTGCTTGAGCGGCGCCTCAAGGCCCATGATCTTGTCGATGCGCTTCTGAGCGCGGACCTTGTCGAGCAGTGTGGCTTTACGATCATTAATGATTGAGCGGTATAGCGTGAGGCTGCGGGCCTTGATGGCTTCAATTGGCTCTTCCAACTCCTCGATCAGTAGATTGCGGGCTTGTTGCAGGTAACGCTCGACAGTCCGTGCTGATGCATCGAACCGCTCACGGCATTCGCGCTTGATTTCTCCCTTGGTATAGCCGTCGACGAGCATCTTCAAAACCTTGGCGATGCGGTGCTCTTTCTCTTTTTGTGTCGGTTTGTTGGCCATCTCGACAGGTACTTGTCGAGTTGTGACAGAAAATGGGGCATGGCGGTTTTACCCCACCACCACCGGCGCCACTGGCCCTTCAGAATCCACCACTACCGACGGCACATTCGACCACACCCCATAGCCTGTAGCATCATACGGCCGCACCTTCAGTCGCTTGGTCAGTCCGTGTGTAAATGGTCCGGCTGTCGCTTCGGTGATGTACGCGCCGTTGCCAGATGCCGCGATCGTGCCGATGACCATCTGCGAAGATGTATCGAACACTTCAAAGCCCATCGGATTGCGGTGCCAGGCTTGCTTGTCTTCCAGTGTGATGATCAGAGCGATGTAGCCACCTGCCAGTGCTGCCGCTTCGATCGTGTCAATCTCACGTAGTTGACTGACCACATGACCATCAGCGTCAAATTCCACTTCGATCATAGCCTGGGGGGATTCACTGCCGTACTGGTCCACGTAGGACAGGCCGAGCGTCCAGAGGCCCTGGGGGAGCAGGTGGTTAAGGTCGAGTTGGCGAACACTGCCGCTGGTTTGGTCAATGACAACATCGCCTTCATGCAGCAAAAACTGATGGTAATAGATGATGGCCATGGCCGCGTTGATGGCAAAGCTTTCACTGGCGATAAGCCGTTTGCTGCTGGACACATGTGCTGTCGTTTCAATGGTGGCGGTGGTATTGCCTGTGATTTTGCGAACGGAAGACAGATGTCCAGATGCCGTGTAATCGCTCATCGCAGCGCTGCCGATGAGTTTCTGGCTGTTGAGTTCTGCTGCAGTATCAACTGCAAATCCTGATGATCCAGATACTTTTTTTACACTGGACAGGTTGCCATTGGCAGATACTGTTGGTAAAGCATTGCTGATTAGCGTTGGTTTTCGGGATACGGCACATGACAGCACAGATACCGTGAGTCCTGATGTCCCTCGAATATGATTCCGGTCCCTTGATAGTTCCGCACTCCCAGCAACTTCCAGCGTGCAATTCCCTTGAAGTTTGTGGGCTGACAATAAAGATGATGACATAGTGACAGACAGGCTTGATTGTCCAATCATTTGATTGGCATTGCCAGTAAGGAAAAACAATAGTTTGCGTCTGTCGATCATATGTCACATTAGATTAATTTGCAGTGAAACTCAGGTCACCCGCGGCGAATAAAGGCGTGTCGCCAGAAATGAATGCTTTAGGCGTGTCAAGAGCGCCTGAAAATATCAAGTTCCCACCAGTTGGAGCGTCATAGATCGTGAAGTGCGTGATAGTCCCCCATGATCCAGTTGCTTCTGGGAATTGAATAATGTTGGCGTTGTCAAGGCTGCCAGAAGATGCTGCGTTCCAATCGCTGGCCGCGGTGCTCACACGGGCATAGCCGTCACCAGATGGAGGCGCATCGCTCGATCCGTCTTCGCCAGGATCAGCCGTTGAAAGTCCGACGTACATGCTTGGAGCAGAACCCAATGCACCAAAATCACTGGTTTTGCCAAATAGGGCGTTGAGGATTGCGTCTTCAGCATAGTTCGAAAGTGTCATATCAGTGTTTCCTTGAGGTTGTAGTTCGATGATCAGACGGTCAGACCAATGACCTCACACTGATCACCATCGACCGGTGCGGTGGGCCATGCGGTTGCAAAGTTGACTTGTTTCGTGGTGCCGTTGTAGTCAGAGATTGGTAGTGCAAGCCCCTTGTTTGCACCACTGCTAAAGACCAGGAATCGACCGTTTAAAACATCATCACCAGCAGGCCCGTCATTCAATGCGCAGTACGTGGTGGTGGGCGTGATCGATGTATCGTCAACGGTGAACTCCAGGCCCAGCGCGGATTCGAGTGTGAATTCGATGACCGTGCCGATATCACTTGTGCTGTCCACGGTGGCTGATACCTCGCATTGAATGTGGTCTCCGCGAGACCAATCAGCGGGTAAGGTGAATGAATAGGTGTAGATGCCGGTTGTGATATTGGTGATGGTCACTGTGACAGAACCAGCGACCGTGCCGTTGAGATAGATCGCTGCGGTGGGCAGGCTATCCGCATCGGTCAATGCGCCAGTGTCCGTGTGGCGTGCAAAGAATCTGCCGGTCACCATGTCGCCAGGTTGGTAGCTCATGCGATTAACCTCGATCTTGAAATAATCCTTGACCGCCCATGATGCCCCGCGTCGATGATGCGCGAATTGAAAGGACAAAGGATTGGGGATGATGGTTCAGTCGGGCCGCCACCTAAGGTTACCGGCGGGTCGGACGCGGCGTCGGTCACAGTGCCATATTCGACCAGATTGCCTGAACCAACTCTGGGAGCATGCGGTCCGGCACCTGTCAGATTTTCCCAGTACCTGGCCAAGCCGGTTGAGATGGTGTCAGGTGGTCCACCTGCTGCAAGGGTGGCGATTTCGGCGGGGGTGAGGACACGTGTCCATTGCGCGGGCAGCGACACCTTGCAAGTTGCGCTTGGGAAAAAAAAGCCGCCGCCAAAGTTAAAACCGCCGATGATCAATTCGTTATTGACCACGGGCTCAAGCGATGTGTTGGCTGTCGCAACTTGTGTGGCTCCAACATACGATGCTACGTCACCGTTTGCAGCCCATGTAAATGCAATCTGCTGCCAACCAGTACCAATGTACGCCGCTGGATCTGTCAGTTCCAGCGCGCCTCCAGATGATGCAATTGATGGGGCAAACTTGCCATCGCTGTAAATGTACAGAGATATGACGTTGCCAGCGGTGGCATCGTGTGCCACCAACGTGTTAGATTCATAACCATCAACTCTCTCTACCCAACAAAGCCAGGTAAACGGAGGCGTGACCGGACCGGAGCCTGCTGCGTACATGACCCCCGCCTGAATACCTAAATCTGCGGAAAATGTCATGCACCACCCCCTGTCAGGCAAGTACTTTGATTGGCTACTAAATATGCCATCAATATCTCCAAATACTCTGCGGCACCGCGCCGTCTACAAACGCCATTGCCGCATCTGCTGGCACGCGGATCCTCCCGCTGCGACTGAGCATGCACGAGGACACGACGGGAACGTGCTCCCGCACCTGGCTGGTTAAGCTGCCCAGACTCATCAGGTGGCAGGGCGGTGTTGGGATGATGATTTGATTGGACTTCTGGCTTCCCCTGGACCATCGCCTCAAGGCACCTGCAAGCAGGATGCACAAGGTGGGCTTGTTGATCAGCAGATCCAACGGTAGCTGCTTGCCCACTGATCTGTACCAGCGCCGATAGGCCCGGACCATGAGCGGTTGATGGAGGCTCGAGAACGTGATGGAACCCGTGCGCACTGCCGAGCGATAGCCACGAATGCGCATCTCAATACCATGCTGCTGAAGGATGACCATGTACCAATACAGCAGTCGCCAGTGATCGTGCCGGCGTGTGATGCTGATGCGCGCGAGTCTGGAGTTGCCTTTGCCCATGGACATTTCGGCGCCAGTCAACATCACCGCATCAAGCAGCTGATACAAGTCGCCGAAGACGATCGAGTTTGGATTTAACCTCTCGTTTGTCAATATGGATGACCTCAGATAGTTGAGTGGGTGTCAGACCGGTCAGGATGGCGCCAAGACCGATCAGGCGGTTCCTGGCCGGCTGGCAGTCAATGAACTCAAGGACAGCAATAAATTCGTCGGCCTGGTCAGGATCAAATTCGGTGGGGGAGATATCCGGGGCGGCCAATTCGGTCCGCTGGGCCGGTTGGTCGAATTCTTGATACGTGACAGATTGGCTGAGCGCCTGGTTTTTGGCTGTATCAGGTGCTCCGTACATCTGCCGAAGACCATGTGCGGCCGTGCGCAGGGTCACGGTTGCAGCAAATCCCCGGAACGAATCTCCGCGGTCAGGATCGTAGGCTCTGCATGCAGCTAGAAGTCCCTCACCCGCCCATTCGACCGCACGCTTGCCATAATGCTTGCGCAGCAGATTTTCGGCCCATGCGAGATTTTCGTCGCAGATGCGTGCTTCGTCGTCGGGGCTGAAATGGGTGGATTCACAGCCTTTGGCTTGGCTGCGTGGTGACGATGGCATGATTTTGGCGTGCTTCTTTGGACGATGGCCTACCCATAACCAGCGTCGGTATCGATATGCACACTATATCGGCAGATGCGTCATCGTGTCTACAGGATGTTGGGTGTAGGGATCAATATTCGTCGCCATACTCAATATCATCTATCTGATCCAACCATTCGATGTGCTTGGGGTGGTGGACATCCTGATAAAGATCCGGCTGTTTTGGTGGTTCATAAGTCAGCTTCGACCGCTCACCGTACAACATGTCTTTCTGCTCCGGTGTGTCATCATAGAGCCCAGGGTACTCAGGTGCATTGGCACTGGCTTCCTGCAGTGCTGCGATCAAGCCGGTGAACAGGTCTTCCTCCATCTGATACACCTTGCCGATCAAATCGGCGTGCTGCACCGTCAGCGACATGGCCAACATTTGATCGGCGTATGACGTGGATCCACGCAGCCGCATCAACTGACGCTCCCACAGCAGCAACTGGGCAGACGCCTCATTGATCCGATCCGACAAGTCCTGGTTGATCTCATCGCGTCGGTCAGGATCAGACCCCGAGCGCGGGATCAGCCGGATCGACGGTTCGCCATCTTCTCCGATGCCCCAACGGTCAGCGTTGACAGTGACTGGTCCCGGTTTGCGTGTGGTCTTTGGCATCCCATGATTGTATGCACCTTATGTGGCTCACGCGCGAGACATAAAAGCCAATTTTTCCACAGATGATCAACAGCAAAATCAAGAACAAAAATCATCATCATCCGTCATCTGACTTGGACAATATTTGCGCTATATGTAGGTGCGTCAATATGTCCCACGTTTAAAGGTGTTCCCAAAGGTGCTCTCAAAGGTCGTTCCAAAGGTGGGTTTAAAGGTCCCTATGACGTCTTCTATCTTTCTCTCTTTCTTCTCTCATCTTTCGGGGGGAGAGGGTGCAGGGAGAGGGGGAAAATCAGGCTCGATTTTCGACGACCGAATTCTGAGATTTGCGGTGACAATCTGCCGGCACGCTCGACTTGCCCGCTTTGCCAGCCCATTTGCCGCCTGTTTGAGCCGGGTTTACAGGACGGGACGTTAGTCGCATTTTGCTGGAACGCCGCACAGTCGAACCAGGGGCGATTTTCGGGATTCAGCAGTGCATCTATATAGAATGGGAAAAAGCCATCCGACCAGGTCAATATCATGGCCTTGCTGCGTCACGATTCGGTTGGACTGAGGTGTGATGCGACGAAATTGGGCTCCGAAATCTGAATTTGTTCAAATTTGCGCGTCATGCAGATTGATAAGCCTGTCCCGGTCGTGTCATATTTCATAACTGCGATCAAAAAATCTTGACAAGCCGTCTCAAATCATGAAACTGTTGTTAGGGTAATTTTAGTGCCCGTGTTGATGTGGCAATGGGGGCCCAGGAGAAGGGAGTTCGGGGACGTGGAATTATTTGCCGGTCCATTTTCGTATCGTGTATTGGTTGTAAAAAATCTGAAACATCCTGAGACGGGCCAATCAGTGGATGGCCTAATCAACTTCGACGATCGGGAGATTTACATCAGTGATCAGGCCAGCCGTAGGCGATGGCTTGAGATTGTGCTTCACGAGTATTGGCACGCCTGGTGTCATCACTTCGGCAAGCTTGAATCGGACGAGGAACAGCAGTGTGACAGGTTTGCTGCTGTGTGTTTACAGTTCATGAGCACATGGGTTCGCAAGGGGGGTGAGAGTGCGATTGAGTTGTTGGAGGTCAAAGAGATGGGGCCGAAACTGCCGCCTATCCCGGTGATTAAGGTTGAGAGGTGGGTGGGGTAGATTCTGGGGCTGGCTTGGATTCAACCTTTCTGAGTTTGCGTCCACTGCGTTTGTCAACCAATTTTGCAGCGTCAGTTGCATCTTTCCCTTCAAGGGCATCGCGTTTAATGACTTCATTTTTGAGGATGTCAGCCAGTGTGTCTTCGTCGACATTGACCTCAACAACGCGTTTGAGATCCCTTCTTATCGCAGTCAGAACGTTATCGCTGTTGAGTAGCAGTGCAGCGATCATGAATCTACTGGTTGCTTTTTGCAGGTCAAGCATCTTCTCGGGAACACCTTTTTGGAAGGCATGTTTGCAGATTGGGTACAAAGCCTCAGCAGAATCGGATTTCTTGAAGTCCAGTTCGAGCGTATCGAATCTGTGAACAATGTTGTGATCAATCGGCTTGGCAAACACGACACGATACAAGCGCCATTCAACAGCATTGGTCAGAATGACCCATTCAACTCCCTCGTTGGCAGCGTAATCAACAGCTTGTTTAATGTGTTTGTCATCAAGCGTTATACCGATTGCTTTAACTTCGATGATGATTGAGATTTTGCTTTTATCGTCGAATTTAACGGCAAGGTCACAATATGTGCCTCGAATGGCATACTCACCCGTCAGGTCAAGATACTTGTCGTATCCCAATGCCTCAGACATCACATCTTTGATCAATGTGACAGTGTCAGCTTCGGATATGTCCCTTGTCTTTTGTTGCTCAATGACAGGCTGCATCTGCTTCATGGCAGATAGGATGGTTTCTGAAATCTTTTTAGGTGCGGGCATTTTCCCCCCTTTAAAGCAGTTAAATCATTCCTTCACATACCGACCCACAACAACAGCGGCCAAGACAACATCAGCGTCTTTAACTCGCCTGGTGGGGTGACGGTCATTCTCGGGAATCAGGTCGATGTGATCATCATCCACGCGGTGCACGCGCTTGATGGTAGTGCCACCACCTGAATCTTCTGTAAAACGAATTGCGTAACGTCGGCCATCTTCGAATCCTTGGTTGTGCCATTCAGAAGGGGAGCAGACAACCACTTCACCTTCCTGGTAACGCGGCATCATCGAATCGCCCGTTACAACCAGTCCAAATGCACGAATATCTTCAACGCCTGGAAGCATTGGCAGATAGCTTAAAGCTTCTTCATAGTTGTACGCACCGTTCACTTCAAAATCGCTCCCCCAGCTTGCCGGAATTTGAGACAGGATTGGAATTTGCCCGTGATGACCGTTGGGGGCGGGTGGTTGCGTGACTGACGCAATGACCTCACCCCATGTGTTGAAGCCTAGAGCACGGGCGATGGCGATCAGTGTTGCTGCATGAGGCGTTCCAGTCTTGCCAGTTTCAATGCTCTGAATACTGACACGAGAAACGCTGGCTTCACTTGCAAGCTTTTCTTGGCTCATTCCAAGGTTCGTGCGAGCCTTTTTAATTATTTCACCAAGTTCATGCATTGTATGATTTTAGACAAGTTTTATGCATTTGTAAGCAAAGAATAGGTATTAAAATTTCACATTTTCTGTCAAAATGTATTGAAATAGCAAGAAACTTGACATAAACTTTACATCAACACAGGAGCCAATCCAATGACGAACAATCTTGACGCCATTCGACTGACTGACAAGCCCGCGATTGCGATCGTTGAGCATTATCAACGCCAAGTCGATGACAAGCAGGCCGGACGAACTCTTGTCCGCATCATTCAGACATTCCACGCGATGGGTGGCCAACTCGGCCCCGTCGCTACACAGGCCCCGGAAGGGCAGGGGGTTGGCGTCACTGCCGCCCCCATGCCTTCCGCTACCCAACCAACATGAATTACCTTCGCCGGTACGGCTGTGCGTGTTCTAACGAGCCGTGCCGGTGTTTTCCAAACCCCCTCCGCAGGTCGGGCGAACCCCTAAACCTACTGCGTCCGACCTGAATTTTTTAACTTCAAACCGTAGCGAGCATGAACATGGAAAAACAGAAAAAATCATTGCAGTTCTTTCAGATGTTTGCCGAGATGGCGAATCAAGGACGGCGATTTCGCTTATCCATTCGCAAGCATCCTAAGGTCTGGTTCTCCGACAGCCGGTCTTTTGAATCCAATCCAAAGCCACGCAAAGTGACTCGCCAGATTCGCAGGCAGGTTGATAAGGCAGTGGCTGACTTGCGATCCAGCAACAACGGCAAGCCTAAACACCTGCAAATCTGCACCAATCACAAAAAGGTTCGCTGGATGCTCCGGCACAACGCTATTTCGATGTAATCCATTTTTCATACCAAACACTCTAACCCACGGATGATGACCATGAATGACACACGACACACAAACCATCACGCCGGTGACAAAGCCAGTCGGATTCTGGCAGCGATCCACGCCCAGGTCCGTGACGCCGTTGAGTCTGGCAACCTGCCTGCAAAGCAGCTTTACACCGAGCCGGGCGTAAGCCGTTCAACCGTGGCCAGGATGCTCAGTGACGAAACGCCAACGCCAGAGGATCAGATGTTCAGCACACTCTGGTACATCATTGACCGCCTGCCATCTGATTTGCAGTTACCGGTGATTCAGACGCTCCTCAATGGTTGGGCTGTCACTGTATTGCCTAAGCGAAAAATTGAAACCGATCTGGATGGCAACGGCATTGTTGACGCCAAAGACGAGCGTGAAGCGGCCATGCGATTACTTGATGCAGTCAACCGCACTGTGCGTCACATCGTTGATGCGGTCGAAGATGGTGAAATCAGTTCGAGCGAGCAAGCGATAGCCATGCGACTGCGAACCGAGATCAACGGTGCTGTTGACCAGGTTGTACAGATTGCCACAGAAATCGCACATAACAAAACACAACGGCGTAAGGCATTGACGCTTCAAGGGCCACGGATGGCCAACGCTATTTGATTGAACGCGGGGCCGAACGTGTTGGTTTCGACCGCCAGCAAAGACCGCATGCGGTAGCTGGTTGGAAACGTGGGTTCGATTCCCACCGGCTCCATTAACTGAAAGGAATCAAACCATGCTTGTATTAGCCAGAAAAGTCGGACAGGACATCATCATTGGCGACGACATCATCGTGCGGATCACCGCAATCAAAGACGGTAAAGCACTTGTTGGTGTGCAGGCACCTGAAAACATTCGAGTTGATCGCTCGGAGATCAGAGACGCAAGGTTGGTGAGTCCCAAGCTGGAAGGTGGTACAGCATGAAACGCACAGTGTCGAGCAACAAAGACACCGTCTACATCAGCGACGACGCACGGTTTGCAGCCATGATGTCTGAGACTGATGAGCAGGGGTGTCCGCTCGTCAAAGGGTACGAGGGGAATGATTGTGTGACTGGATCGCTGATCTCCATCACCCTTGGCGTCATGGCTATGGCTATCGCGGTGTTTGGATTTCTCTGCTGGATCACCGGCAGTATTCGCGGGGCCGTCTTCGTGACATCACTGCTACTGATCATTGGCACGCTGATCTATGCCTGGAATGACAGTCCGAACAACGGGGAGGTGAAGTTGTGATTCAGACTGCAAAGATGCCCAAGGCTGTACAGGTGGCCATCAAGGTCAAGTCGGCACGATGTAGGCCGGATGTGCTAATTGAAACCATCGCCAACATCCTTGATGAAAACTACGGCGAGGAAATGCGACTCCGCGAAAAGATCAACCAACTCGAAGCAAGCCTTGAAACCGCACAACGGGAATACGACCTACTTAAAACACACGGGAGCAAATCATGATTCAGCAAAACGTAAATATTGAAAACATCGGGCCAATTGAACAATTAGACATCAAATGCCCACCAGATGGCGGCGTCGTCGTCCTGCGGGGACGTAATGGTCTTGGCAAGTCCACCGCACTTAGCTCGGCACAGGCACTTGTGTCTGGCAACGGCAAGCTCAGCACACGTGACGACGCACCATCTGCTGGTCGAGTCAATGGATTCGGTGCGATGATCCATGTGGGGGCAAAAACCACACGCGCCGGTGAGGTTGAAGTGTCCAGCATTGAAGGCAAACTCAACATCGCCGACCTGGTTAAGCCTCCGCTCAAAGACCCCGTGGCTGCGGATCGTCAACGCATCAAGGCTTTGATCAGCATCACTGGCGTGGAACCCACTGCCAAGGCGTTTGCTGATGTGATCGGCAACGAGATGGCCGACTATGTTTCTGCCGCTACATGGGCAGGCAAAGACATGCTCGATGTGGCGTCCAAAGCAAAGCGGGATTTGGAACAGGCGGCACGTGGTAAAGAGGATGAAGCGAATCTCCGTGAAGGCCAAGCCAAAGCCCACGAGGAAGCAGCCAGCGGTGTGGACATGTCAGGCGAGTGTGATGAACAGAAACTCCGCAACGCTTCCACTATCGCGTCCGGCAACCTGCGAGTGCTGCAAGAACGCCAAGAAGCCTCCGAGCGATCAGCTAATCAACTGGCTGAAGCACGTGAAAAGTTGGACCAGGTCAAAGCGAATTACACAGGTCCAACAGTTGATCAGGCGATCGCAGATGTTAAGTCGTCTGAAAACAATCTCGCGTCTGCAACTGCAACGGTCAACAATCTTGAAAGACAGTTGGCGGAAGCCAAATCCGCACAGGAACGTATTGACCTGAAACTCCAGTCGGCACGATCATCACTTCGTGCCGCCGAGGAATACACCGAAGCAGTCGCCATGTATGAAGCGGTTCTCGAAGGCACTGCAACCAAAGCTCCGTCACCTGATGAACTTGAAGCCGCACAACAGGCCATGGACGATGCGAGCAACGCTCTTGAACAGGGCGCTCTCATCCGCAATGCAATGGCAAAACTTCGTGAAGCCAAGGATGCACGCGATCAGGCCAATAAAGCAGCCGTCACCGCATCACGTCTCCGCGACTCTGCCAAACTTATCGACAACGTTCTGAGCAATGCGATTGAAAACGATCAGCTTTTCGTCAGAGATGGTCGCCTTTGCACCAATCATCACGCACGGGGCGAAACACTGTTTGGCGACCTCTCCGAGGGCGAGCGTTGGACCAAAGCATTTGATGTTGCTGCACCCATTGTTGGCGAACACGGCATTTTGATCCTACCGCAGAACTTCTGGGAAGGCTTGGATCCGCATAACCGCGCCCATGTCGCCGACCTTGCACGTCACCACAAGATTGTGGTGCTGACAGCCGAAGCGACTGACGGTGAACTCAGGGCCGAGCAGTTCGAAGGAATTCACAGCAATGCACATTGACCACGCCCAACTCTACACGCTTGTGCGTGAAATCGACGCATGCGGCATAGACCTGACGGATTGGGAGATCGAGTTTATCTCCAATCTGATTGACAAGGACATTCACACGTTCACGCCAAAGCAGGCTGAACGCATTTACAAAATCGAAGAAGACAGGATGGGATAACAATGGTACTCAGCGCAACTGAAATCGAACAACGTCATCACCGTGTCGGTGCATCCGACGTCGCAACTATCCTCGGCATGCCGACGTTTCGCAACCGCAATGCCTACACCACATGGCTTGAGAAGTGTGACATGCTTGAGCCTGAGAAGCGAACCAGTGCGGCGATCAGTGCAGGCAATCGCCTGGAACCGGTGGTGCTGGACTATGCCGAAGAACAATACGGCGAGCTTGTCAGGACCATCGACGAGAATGGCAAGGAAACCCGCAGCGTCGTCGTCTGGGACAAGCAAGGTGCTCCAATCGCATCAACACTCGATGGCCAGGTCAAAGCCAATGGTCGTCCTGTCGAAGCAAAGACTAGCGGTATCGAAGGCCCGATCCATGGCAACTGGGGTGAGGCTGGTTCGGATGAAGTTCCTGACGGTTACATTATTCAATGCCAAACGCAACTTCTTTGCACCGGTGCTGAAGTGTGTCACCTGGTCGCATTGCTTGGCTCACGCGGTTTCGTGGAATTCCAGATCACACCTGTTGATGCACTGATCAAGAAAATCCGCGACGTTTCCACAGACTTCATGGAACGCTACGTGACGCCGCAGCGCGACCCCCGCGAAGACTGGGCCGATCGCTTGGTCAGCGTGCACGGCATCAATCTCGAAGGCGATCCGTGCGAGCCACAGTTGGACATCGTCAAGCGGTTCCGCAAGGTGCCCAACAAGGTCGTGCAGATCGATGACGTGGACATGATCTTGCGATGGCAGGATGCACGTCAAACCCGACTTGATGCTGAGAAGCTTGAGAAGGCTGAGCAGGCCAAGGTACTTGCAGCACTCGGTGACGCCGAAGGTGCCGATCTGCCTGGCGGCATGTCGCTGACCCACTTCATGCAGAATGGCGCCCCAAGTATTGACCGCAATCAAATGAAAGCAGACGGGGTGTATGAAAAATACGCTTCGCCAAACCAACACCGTGTACTCCGACTCAAAACTCCTAAGAAAGGACGTGGTAAATGACCACTGCAACCGCACCACAAACAGACATGCAGGCTAATGAGGAGCAATCCAGCCTCCCAAGCCTGCATATGGAAACCGACAATCAACTGTCAGTCGTTCACAGCGATGCTTCTCTGATGATGGACCCGCGCGTGTTCGAGCACATGCAGCGTGTCTGCAAGGTCTATGCCAACTCTGATGTGGTTCCCAAGCAGTTTGCAGGCAATCTGGCCAACTGCATGATCGCCTACGAGCTTGCTTACCGCATGCGTGTCAATGTGTTCATGCTGATGCAGAGCATGTATGTCGTCAGCGGAAAGCCCGGCCTTGAAGCCAAGATGGCCATTGCACTGGTTAACCAGCGTGGTCCGTTCCGTGGCCCAATCCAATTCCAAGTCGATCGTGATAACAGTGGCAACCCCGTCTCTTGTACCGCCTACGCGGTGCATAAAAGTGGCGAACGCTGTGAAACCACCGTCACATGGGACGTGGTTATCAAAGAGGGTTGGGACAAAAAACCCGGCTCCAAGTGGAAAACCATGCCCGAGCAAATGTTCAAGTATCGATCTGCTGCTTGGCTTGCCAGAACATACTGCCCGGAAGTGTTGATGGGCATGCACACTGATGACGAGCTTGAAGACACCTATGGTGATACGCGATACATTCCGTCCACCACCAAGCAATCCGGCGCCAAAGCCCTTACCAGCAAGCTGACCGGAAGCAAATCGATCATCAACGAATCTGCCAAAACCACAGAGCCTAATCCAGTTCCGGATGGTGTTCAGGTTGACACTGAAACCGGCGACACTGGCCTCTCTGTGGTTGATGAGCTTATTGACTACGCGTCTGGTGCTTTGGGTTGTAATCAAACTCAGGCCGAACGCCGTTTGATCGATGCCGCCAAGCAGGAATTTAACATAGGTGATCTTGGCAAGCTCAACAATGATCAGCTTGCTGCAATGTACAGCCTGATTCAGGAAGACAAGATTTAACCGTAAATACCCAACCTGCACTAACGCTGCTGGCGGTCAGTGGCGGCAGGTCTTCGCCCCGCACTTGTGAGCATGACGCGTTCACGTCCGCAGAGTGTTTTCGGGTTCGTGACCTGAACGGGGCTTTAAAGCCTTGAAAACCAAACCTTCAACTACCACCCATGCGTGCCAATGTTGGTACGCGCTGACACAAGGAGGATCCGATGATCCAAAGCACCGTTACCGAACCCGGAACTGCCACCCCAGAAACCACAGATGAAACACCACTGTTGGACGAACAGGTCGAAGGAGATAGCAAAGTTCAAACCACCGGCGAGGATGATGTCACAGCGGATGAGTCATCAGAAGAATCTACTGATGAACAGAAATCCAATGAGCCAGTCGATGATCGCACACCCGATCAGATCGCAGCTGAGAAAGAACATCGCTTGCTCGAAGATCTACGTCACTATCGCAAAGACCTGCAGAAACAGGCCGAGATTGTTTCCCGGCGCAAAAGTGCATGGGAATCATCCAAGCTTGAAACCGCTGATTTTAAAAAATCCTACGAAGCAGCCCAAGAGCAGTTACACGAAATGGCCATGAAGGACACGTCATTGCCTTTGTTCAATCAACCAGATGACGGTGATGTCTTTGAGCAGAACTCTGACACCGCCACTCCCACGCCTGATACGGATGACAAATGGCGTGAAGCATCACTTGATGATCTTGGCATCACCGGGGCGTTGGCTGACAAGCTGGCTGACAAGCTGGTTGACGCCGAACTCGACACGCTCGGCAAGATCAGTGATTACACCTCGGCTGGCAAGCAACTCACCGACATTAAAGGTATTGGCCCTGAGAAGGCTGAACTGATCTCTGATGCCTGTGCTGACTACTTTGCCAGTCACCCCGTTTCCACCAAGCAACCTGACGATGAGCAAACCACTGAAACGGATGATTCTGAGTCTGATGATTCGGATCAACCTGAATCGGGTGATGTTGTACTGAGCCTGGTCGGTGTTGAAGACGATGATGACGACGAATCACCCGAAGCTGATGAAGACATGGTCGATCAGGACGATGCCGACAACGTTGAAGACGAGATCGATGACACCGAGAACCTCGACGATGACGCGGATGATGAATCCGACGAAATGGACGAAGACGAACAGGACTGATTGACTGTGGCAAAGAAACCGTGGTTTAAATGGTGGGCTGATAAATGGCTCTCTGATGAAGAACTCAGAGCCTGCTCTCCTGGATCTCGTGGCATTTGGGCAGACATGCTCTCTCTGATGCACAAAAGCGACCGCTGCGGGTATCTCTTAGTTGGTGGCAAAGCTCCTTCGCATGAACAGATCGCTCGCATGACTGGCTGTTCATCCGATGAGCTTTCCCGCCATCTAACGGAACTTAAAGACACCGGCGTTGTTTCTGTAACGGAAGACGGCATTCTGTACTCAAAGCTCATGGTCAAGGAAGCTGCCAAGGCTAACAAGTGTGCCAAGGCCGGGAAAACTGGTGGTGGAAACCCCAAGTTGAGACACACCAATCCCAAGCCCACAAACACACCAACTTCTGTGCCAGTTCAAAAACCAGATCCGCAACCACCTGATTCTGGTGGTGATGCCAACAGGAAAAAAACAACCGATCCCTGGGTCAACGTTGTCAAAGCGATTGAACAGAGATTGGTGTATCCGCTCTCGGCATCGGAACTGGACAAGCTCAACAGACTGTTCAACCAGGTCAAAGAATCGCCGTTGATGAAAGACGGCGAACCAGTTCCGACCGACCATGTTCTCATCGGCGCCATTGGAACCATCAATGACAACGTGAAGCATTGGCCCAGATATTTGGCAGCGGTGATCGACAACAGCAGACGCGAGGGAACGATACCTGGCGAAACGAGCAGTGGTCCATCACCACCAGCAAGCAAATCCAGCGTCGATCGGGATGCAATCATTCAAAGGGCTCTTAACGCGAAGGATGACAGTGATGACCAGGCGAATGACAGACGTCGAACATAAAGAAGTGATCGCGGTGTTCACTGACCTGTGGGATGGCATTGCTCAGAAGATGACCAACGAGCAATGGATGTCCTGGAAACGTGTCTGGGGCGCATACACAGTCAACCAGGCGATCAGGGCGTTGCGTGGCCTCAAGGACACGTCCACCAAGTTCCCCGAACCTGCGTTGCTGCACAAGCGTCTGCGTGAAGAACGTGCCAACGAAAAGCAGACCGGCGTTTCCACAAAGCACAAGTCATGGGAGCAATTCCACATCGATCGATTCGCTGAGGCGATACCTGATCTGCGTGATGAGATCGAGCAGATGACCGAACGTGACATGCGTGTGTGTCTGCTGCTCCATGACTGGCAGATGTCGGTCAAGGTCTATGGAACAATCAGCCGGTCAACCATTTCAGCCTATTGGAAATGGCAGAAGTGCATTGATGCCAACGCACCTTACAGCAGCTGGTCACCCCAGGCAGAGCAAGCATATCGCCAACGCGTCCAGAATCTTGAGCAGTTGGAAGCTGATCGCGTGGACTCACCAAAGCCATGGTTGGGGCATGTTCTGCGGGACTTTTTCCGCAATCAGTTTGAACTTGTCGCATGAGACAGATTGCGAATTGCTGACGGGCATGGGTTGATTACACAGGATTTTGAACATGCAAACGCTTTGGGACATACCAGTCGAACCTAAACCGCGCGAACGTGAACCAAGCGAAGTTGAAAAGGCACAGCAAGTGCTCGATGGCTTCGAGTATTCCCGCGGTGAATACCTTGACATGATCCGGGCGGGTCTGAGGATCGTCTGGAAACATCGCTTTGATGAAGTTGGTCACGACGCGTATGTCACTGCCGACGATGCACGAGCGATTTTCGAAGCGATTCCCAACGTCCCCGGGCCGAAGCGTTTGAGTCGGAATTTCCTTGGCCAGGTATTCCGCACGGATGAATGGGAATGGACAGATCAATACGTGAAAAGCAAGACGCCCGGGTCGCATGGGAATCCGATCAAGTGCTGGCGGTACGTGGGATGAATTTTAGAAAGGATAACAGGGATGAGCAATATCGAATGGACAGAGAAAACTTGGAATCCCGTCATCGGCTGCACCAGGGTCAGTGAAGGGTGCAGAAACTGCTACGCCGAAGTCATGGCACGACGCTTGGCTGCAATGGCCATCAAGGATGGCGGCAAAGGTCGCAAAGCCAACTATCTGAATGTGGTCAAGCATGACGCTATGGGCACGCCGTTGCCTCAGTGGAATGGTATCGTTCGATGCGTACACGAATCCCTCGGCGATCCACTGCGATGGGTCAAGCCGCGGATGATCTTCGTCAATTCAATGAGTGATCTATTCCATGAAGGTGTTCCACTAGATTACATCATCAATGTTCTGGCCGTCTGTGCTATATGTCCTCAACACACCATGCAGATTCTGACCAAACGCACCATGCGGATGTTCGAGGTCATGACCATGGGTGATATGGGGCATCGGATTTACCAGCAGGTACAGGACTGGCTTGATGAAGGTGAACAAGGCTTTCTTGGCAAGCAATGGGATCGCGTTCATGAGTTGTCTGGTCAATCCGTCACCGGCGGTCGTCATGAATTCATGGCTTGGAAGTTGCCGCTTGCGAATGTCTGGCTCGGCACCAGCACTGAAAATCAATCCACCTACGATCAGCGTCATCCGTTCATTGACAAACTCACCACTGTGGGTTGGACAACATTTCTTTCGATTGAGCCGTTGCTTGGTCAAATCGAGATGGCCGAAGACTCGCCGTATTGCGAGTGGTGCGGGCCGGCGTACACGCCATTGAAGTGTGACAACGGCCAAGGTGGCACTGAGGAATTTTGTGCAGACTGTGCATCAGATAATCCAGATGGAATGACTACCGTAATGTGGGGTGGCCTTGGTGTTTCCTGGGTGATCGTTGGTGCAGAGTCTGGGCATGGCGCCCGGTCATGTGATATCGAGTGGGTTCGTGAGATCATCGAGTTCTGCCAAGATCACAACGTGCCTGTGTTCGTCAAACAGTTGATCCACAACGGTCGAAAAATTCCATTCAATCAGTGGCCGGAAGACCTTCGTGTTCGGCAGATGCCGAAGATTCGAGGTGCAGCATGATCGACTATCAAGACATGCTCTGCCTGTCTATTCGCCAGCCTTGGGCGTGGTTGATACTCAATGTCGGCAAGGATATCGAAAATCGATCTTGGCCAACGAATGTTCGCGGGCGCATCCTGATACATGCGTCCAAAGGATGCACTCGGGCTGAATATTGGGATGCAGTCGATTACGCCAACATTGCCGTTGACGAAAAATATCGCGGACGTGGAATTGCCGTACCCGCATTAAAAGAAATTGAACGAGGCGGCATCGTCGGAAGCGTTGAGATTGTGGACTGCGTAAATCAATCCGAGTCGAAGTGGTTCATGGGCGATTTCGGCTTTGTCCTGCGCGACCCTCAGATTCTACTATTCGACCCTTGTGGTGGCAGGCTTGGATTCTTCAAGCGCCGTGATGCCATTCCCCCCAAAGAACTCGTCAAGAAACCTGCTCCTTTGTTTGATGGGGGTACTCAATGATCGGTGTCGACAAACTCCGCGATTGGGGGTGGCGATACGGAAAGTCTTGCCACCTGCTGATATCACCTGACTGTGATCTTGACGAACTGCATCGGTTCGCCCAATCCATCGGGCTAAAGCGATCCTGGGCACAGAAGCTACGTACTTCCCCGCATTATGACCTGACGGCCAGTAAACGAGCATTGGCGGTACAAGCCGGTGCCAAGGAACTGACCGACCGTGAGGCCGTGGATATCTCGACCGGATGGCGTAAGCGATTGGTGGCTGAGGCAAAAGCGCGTATGGCTAGCAAGGATGGTGTCTCATGCTAATGGCAGTTCCTCCACGCGTGAAAACCCCCGGCCTGTACGACACCACCATGGATGGCTTGATCGTCGACCTGTTTGCGGGCGGCGGTGGTGCGTCGATCGGCATTGAGCAGGCGTTTGCTGAAGTTGGTATCAATCGGCACGTCGACATCGCCATCAACCACGATCCGGACGCGATTTCCTGCCACATGCGAAATCATCCGATGACAGATCACATACAGTCCGATGTGTTTGATGTGGATCCATGTGAGGTTACCGAGGGTAAGCCGGTCGCGTTTTTGCACGCCTCTCCAGACTGTACTGATTTCAGTCGGGCAAAGGGCGGTAAGCCCAACCGATCCGTCAAGCGTCGCAGCTTAGCATGGGTGGTGATTCGCTGGTCCTTTGCGGTCAAGCCGAAGATTATCACGCTGGAAAACGTGCCGGAGTTCGAGCAGTGGAGTGAACTGGATGAACAAGGCATGCCGCTGCGTGACGGATCATGCTTCCAGATTTTTGTCGATCTGCTGCGTTATATGGGCTATGCGGTCGAATGGCGATGCCTCAAGGCTTGCGACTACGGCGCACCCACCACACGTAACAGACTATTCCTCATCGCGCGTTGCGATGGCAAACCAATTATTTGGCCGGAGGCTACATATGGAAACACGCACAGAAACGAGCGAGCAGGCTGTCAAAAGAATCGAACAAGAAGATCCGGGAACAGCTGCCCAGTGCAAGATGGCAGTGATCAAATCAGAATTGACCAGAATGGGACATCATCATCTTGCTCAATGGGCGGACGATGTGGACAAGTACATCAGAAACGAACGGTTAATTGCCATCAGAAGAAACCACAATTAAAACCCTACCGCACCGCAGCCGACATCATCGTTTGGTCCGAACCGATGTGCAGCATCTTTGCTACTCCAGCAGAGGCTAAGGCATGGGCTAAGCATCACAAGCGACCTTGTCCACGTCGACCGCTTGCGGACAACACCTTAAAACGCATTGCAGCCGGGATGTATCGGCATGTAATCAATGCGACTCGACCGTTCATCGTGTCTATCGCCAACTATGGATCAGACCATGCTCAAACTCGTAGCGTCAATGAGCCGCTATCGACCGTCACGGCATCTCCCAAGGGAGGGCGTCACGCACTGGTGTCGCCCACACTGGTTCAGATCGGCTACGGTGAACGTGCCGGCCAATCTCCCCGCGTGCCTGGACTCGACAAACCCTTGGGCACCATTGTCAGTGGTGGTGGCAAACATGCTCTGGTCGCTGCGTTCTTGAACAAGCATTACACCGGTGTGGTAGGGCAGACTGTTGAAAAGCCCCTTGGTACGATCACGTCATGGGATCATCATAGCGTGGGGGCAGCTCACATCGTTCGCGTCGGACAAGGCGAAAACCGTCACGAGTCGGTGACCGATCCGTTATCAACCATCACAAGCGGTTATCACAACAAGGCGTTGGTCACAGCCTTCATGGCTAAATACTACGGATGTGATGTGCATGGTCAATCTTGCAGTGAGCCATTGCACACTATCCCGACACACGAGCGTTTTGGCTTGGTGACACTAGCCATCGACGGTGAAACCTACGCCATCGTGGACATCATGATGCGAATGCTCACGCCCCGTGAACTGGCGCGTGCTCAAGGCTTCCGCGATGACTATGTGATCGATGAGGGTGCCAACGGAAAGAAGCTTAGCAAACGGGTACAGGTTCGGCTGATCGGTAACAGTGTCAGCCCACCGCCAATGCAGGCTATTATCCGTGCCAATGTCATACCGTACTGGCCAAAGCCTGCCAAGCGTAACAGCACCCGCAGAGAGGCGGTGACGGTATGAGTGTTCTTAAAGCCCCATTCCCATGGTTCGGCGGCAAGTCCAAGGTGGCTGACCTGGTTTGGTCACGTCTGGGCGATGTCTCCAACTTCATCGAGCCGTTTGCCGGCTCGGTGGCCGTGCTGTTGCGTCGGCCTGCGGATCACACGGGCAAGGTCGAGACGGTCAACGATGCGAGTCATTTTATCGCCAACTTCTGGCGGGCGGTGCAGCATGATCCTGCTGAGGTTGCTAAACATGCCGACTGGCCGGTGAGCGAAGCGGATTTGCATGCCCGGCATCGGTGGTTGATGCAGAGTCACATCGCAAGCCGATCACCAACCTTGGCAACTCCAGCTATGGCCCCGGCGTCCATGCCATCCAGACACTGGTGGAAGCGACGAACTGTTTAAAAAGCTTCAATTGGCCAAACAGCTCATCGAGAAGCACTTTGGGGGTGAGGGATGATGGAATATCGTTCGATTCCCTGCAAGCTTACACGTTCAAAGTTACACCCAAACAGGCGCGTGAATTCGCCAGCCACATCATGAAGATGTGCGACAAGATCGAAAGCGAGTCCGGCCATGACTGATATTGCGAGATGCCCGTTTTGTGGGGGTGATTTAAATGTACATAAGCCTACAGGAACAGTTTGGCATGGCGTCATCACGAAAGATGGTGTTCGCAAGTGCGTTTATCAGGCCCCATCCCTCGCCGCCCACAACAAACTGGCGAGGGAGGCGGAGGTGGGAAGGAAGGCAGTTGAACTGTCTACCAAAGGCGAAAAACTAACCGCCAGCCAAGTCGCTGAACTTGGCCGGTACATACGAACAACGGAGGACGACCAATGACTGACCAACCCGACACGCTGGCGAAGCTGGCAAAAAAGATGAGAGATCGACTTTGGTTTTTTGTATGTGACACGAATCCAGATGATCCGTATACAAGGAGTACAAAAGACATGATTGAAAAATACGACCTCCTCCACCCCAACGACGAGCAGGTCAGCAAGGCCATGCACCTGTTGGCGAAAGTCGAGGACGCAGGACTGACGGTTGAGCAGGCAGGGGGTGAGGGATGAGTGAACACAAAGCGCTACATATAGTGGGGTTCTCAGGCGGCATTGACAGCCAAGCCTGCGCAAGATGGGTGTTAAATCGAATCCCGGCTGATCAGGTTGTTTTGATCAACTCTGACGCAGGTGGTAACGAGCATCCAATGACCACAGCATTTATTGCGTGGTATTCAGCAAATGTGCATGAGGTCATGATGGTCACACCCATCGTTGCGGACATGGCTGGACGAGCGAAGGGCAAAATCAAAGAACTCGGGTTGCAGCCCGACGACCCATTGTCGTTCGACCTGATGGCCAAAATCAAAGGCTTCTTCCCGTCGTCAAGGTTTCAGTTTTGCACAGAGCATTTAAAAATTAACCCACAAAAACGTGTAATTGAAAGCCTGTGGCCAGACCGTGAAGTAATCCGCTACGTGGGCGTGCGACGCGATGAAAGCCGCAGGCGATCATCAGCAGATTTTGAGACATGGGATAAATATTTTGATTGCGAATTGCATCACCCAATAGCTGACTGGTCGAAACAGATGTGCTTCGACTACGTGCAAGCTCACGGTGAAAAGATCAACGAACTTTACACGCTGGGATTTAGTCGGGTTGGATGCGCCCCATGTATTAATAGCGGCAAAGAAGATATTCGGGCTTGGGCTGACCGTTCGCCAGAGATGATCGACAAGATACGTGAATGGGAAAAGCGAGTTGGCCGGACGTTCTTTGCCCCCAAAGTACCCGGCATGGCAATTAACTGGATCGATGACGTAGTTGCATGGTCAAAGACTGTGAACGGCGGCCGACAAATGGGGCTGCATGTTTTGCAAAAACGTCCGACTTGCGAATCTAAATATGGTCTTTGTGAATGAGAGGCGGTGACGGCGTGAACCTATCCACCAAACAAAAAGCTTTGCTTGCCCTGCGTGTGATTGAGCCTGCCAGTATCAAGGATGTGTCGTGTACATCAGGCATCGAACGCCAGAAGGTTTATCAGTACATATTCCATCTTCGCAACGATGGTCACGTGGTTCGATTTGGCAAGGCAAAGTACGAAACAACACGCAGTGGAATGGTGCTGTGCAAAGAACTGACCCAATCTCTTTTCAGCGACGGATTGGAGGTCGGAACGCTATGACCAACCAACTCAGGTTCAAATTCGCCAAGCATCCGCGATTTCATCGCCTGCTATCTTACCTGCTTTGGCAAGCAAACTGCCGCGCCGGATACTGGACGGACGATGTGAAGTCATCGTTCTACTTCATGAAATCCGAAATCCTTCAACGCTTCGGCACGACATACGCTGCATGGTTTGACGTGCAGCAGATTGATCACAGTTGCTGGTCGTGTCATGGTACCGGCCAGTTCAATCGTCGACCGTTCCCAGAGCCATGTTATAAGTGCAATGGAACCGGCGTTTATCGTCGCATCTACATCAAGCTACAACGGTACCAGTTCGCCGATCGCACGTTCTACATTCCCGGTCGCCGACTCGAACCTGATGGAGCCCGGACATACAAGGGCGAAATCATCAAAGGCTACATCCAACACCCGCATATTGACGATCGCACCGCGCTGCAAGCAGCCATGTTGCTGTCAATCCTCTGTCGTGTTGCAGGTGGTCGCTTCCGGTTCATCCGTCGCTATGTCTACGACTATTGGCACCCGAACATCAGCTTGCGTCCTGCCAATCTCAGGTGGCCGCTGCTCTATGCCGTGATGTTGGCCTGGTACCTGGTGCGGCTGCGGTACGTGCCCAGGAACGCGGCGCGTTGGATTCGTTCGAGGTTCCAGAAAGATGAGGAGTTGCCGTTTTGACTGCATTAACCAAACCCAAGATCACAGCCATCAGTCCATGGTATGGCAGCAAGCGAATCCTGGCACCGCGCATCGTCGAACTGCTCGGTGACCACAAGATGTATTATGAGCCGTTCTGCGGGAGCATGGCCGTCCTGCTGGCAAAGCCTGCTGCACAGTACGAAACCGCCTGCGACCTGCACCAAGACCTGACCAACATGGCCAAGGTTCTGGCCGATCACGATCAGGCGGTTGAACTCTACGATCGTTTGACTCGCACGCTGTTTTCACAGGCACTATTTGAGCAGTCACGCGATTACCTCATGGATCGTCCTGATGATCCAGATCCGCTCGATTGGGCTTATCACTTTTTCATTCACTCATGGGCTGGTCGCAACGGTGTATCGGGCAGCAAACGCATGTCATTCAGCCTGGCAATGCGATGGACACCGACGGGTGGTTCTGCGACGACGCGATTTCGTTCGGCAATCGAATCAATTCCATGGTGGCATGATCGTCTACGCAGCGTGGTGATCCTCAACTGGTCGGCCTGGGACATGATCCCCAAGATTCCCGATCGCGGTGACGTGGCGGTGTACTGCGACCCGCCTTACCTGATCGAAACGCGAACCGGTGGCGATGCGGACGGTGGTTACCGGCATGACTTTTCAGGCATCGAACATCGTCGTTTGGCCAAGCTGCTGAACGCCTACCAACACACCCGAATCGTGATCAGCTATTACGCCCATCCGTGTCTCAGCGAACTTTACCCGCCCGAGCAATGGGATCACCTGAATGCGGCAATCAACAAAAACCTGCATGTGCAGAACAAACGTGGCGCCAAGCCAGGCAAGGCCCCAGAGGTCTTGATCGTGAACAAGAAAGGGATATGAGATGAATGACAAAGCCACTGTGGATTTAACTAAGCATAACGACAGGCTAATCGACGCTCTAAAGCATGTACACAAAGCCATTGGTGGATGTTGCTGCTACCCAGGGGTTGAAGCTTTAAATTTGAATTGGCTTGATGAAACGATTGAGTCGGCAATCGAAGGCAGGCCGTTCAGTAACGACCGGCTTTTAAAATCAAAACGACGAGTTGTAGTTATTAAATTTAAAAGCCATCCACCTGCTGACAACTTCAACCGCCCGGAAAAACCGGATAGTTCAACCGTTAAGGATTCTTTAACAGTTCAGCAGCCATCCGAGCAATGGGTCCGAAATATGGCAGAAAAAGAGGGCTGCCAGTCAGTATCGGTTGGAGGTCTTGCCTCTGATTTAGGAATGGTAATTAACCATACGCATGACGTTGAGCTTAAAGCGACCCTACGCGACCTGCAACACCACAACGACGAGCAAGTCTCCAATGCCCTGCACCTGTTGAAGCAGGTCGAGGACATGGGGTTGACGGTAGAGCAGGCGGTTGAGGCGTGCGATAGATACTCCCACAAACTATCTCAAGACGCAGCGTTTGACCGGTTCAAAAGCAATATAAACGGGGGTGTTCAATGAGCCGTTGGCAATACCTCAACATCTGGTCGGATCGCGTAACGAACTACTGGCGACCTTGCACGGCAACTGAGGCTGCACGGTACTGCACCAGCGGGATCAAGGTGCGATTGATTGGCGAACCCGTCACCACCGACACCATCTTTGATCTGGCAGCACCTGATTGTGACGTTGCACCGGCCATGCCTTTGATGTTTCAGTTCCAGTACATCAATCAGGATGGCCACGTCTGCACGAAAACCATCCCCATCGACGGCGCCGTCATAGAAGACGGTCAGATGGTGTTGAGCTTCACCGAGCCGATCCATCGTCCCAAACAGTTCTTCATGTCTGCCACGACATCAACGAACGTGAGTTGGCTGAGGCGATTAAGTGGTGGAGTGAATGCAAGCAGGCGGCCGCGTGCGGCCCAACAAGTGCTCGCGATATTGCCAGTGGTATTCGTGATCTTGCTCGTGCTGCTTCCATTGGGAGTGAGTAAATGAAGAAACGCGGTCACATCCTCCCCAACGCCTGCCCCGATTGTGGCAGCGACATGGTGCTCAAGATCAGCAAGTATGACCCGTTCTACGGCTGTAAGCGGTTCCCCAAATGCAAAGCTTCCCACGGTGCTCATGGCGATGGCAGTGGTAACAAATGGGGTGAACCTCTTGGCATCCCGGTTGATTCGGAAACCCGTAAGGCCCGGCAAGACGCCCACGCTGTGTTCGATCGCATCTGGAACCAGCGAATGGCGAGTGTGCCCAAAGGATTCACTGTACGCAGCGCCAGACGTGAAGCCTACGAATGGCTTGCGGCAAGGCTCGGTATTGATCCTGATAAATGTCACATCGGCATGTTCGACAAACCAACCTGCGAGCGTGTCGTCAAGGTGTGCCAGGGAATTGACTACAAGTACGTGCACCGGTGGTGCAAGCAGCATAAACAGATGGGAGTTGCGTGATGAGCAGAGACTATGACGAGACATACGATGATTCAAGAACAAAAGATTATCCCGTTCCTAAGGGATTAAATGATTTATTGCCTGCTCAAATATTTCCATGCTACTCAAAAGATTGCAATGGGAAATGTATTGTCCGTGAATATCCATCAATTACGTCAAGCAATGTTGATGTCATCTATTTTGCAGTTGCATGTCGCAAATGTGGATGCATTGGCCCATATCGTCAGTCAGTCAAAACCGCGATCGAAGCCCACAATGACATCGCCACGGCCTGTGCTGTGGGGCGTGGGGCAATGAAAAATAAACCATGCTCGATCTCCAAACAGCTTCTCAGGCAGCAAGCCCGTGAAATCGAAGGCGGTGCTGCATGACACGCATCATCACCATCACCATCACAATCCCGCTGCCCGACCGCAAACTGCAACCGAACAATCCTCCAGGATCGAAGCATGGCCGCATTGCCAAATCAGTTGCCGCCAAAAAGTATCGTGAACTGACTATGATTCGCACGCTCGAAGCGGGTGGCGCCATGCGCCGCTGGCACCACGCAGAATGCAAAGCGACGTTTTACTTTGACACCAATCGTCGCCGTGACTTTCGCAACTTCGAGTATGCCCTCAAGCCTGCCTATGACGGTTTGGTCGATGCGGGTCTGATCCTCGATGACAACTCGAAGGTGCTCAGCCACAAGCCAACAGTGTTCGCGTATGACAAAGCCAACCCGCGGGTCGTGCTGGAAATCGAACGCATCGACGCGGCTGATATCCCGGTGGAGCCCGGGGCGCAAGGCGTTTTATTTGGATGATGACACGGCTAGCTTGCTCACCCGTGAGACAAGGACGGTAAAAATGATCACGCATGATCTGGCAGAAACTGCTACAAAATTAGGATGTGCCGAAAGTACTTTGAAAAAATGGTGCTATGAAGGCAAGATCGGTCACTTTAAACCAGGTGACGGGATATTCATTTTCGGGGAACATCACATTGATGAGTTCCTATCACAATGCGAGGTGAAGCGTGGCAACAAGACCAACGGATCCCAAGCCCAAGAACGGATCGTGGGTGACTCAGTGGCGGGACGACGAGAAGCATGTGCGAAACAAGAGCTTCGGCCCGGTGAAAAAGGTAAGCAAGGACGTCGCCTACCAACGCTTCACGAAGTGGCTTAGCGACGAGTTCTACGCTCGTGAAGTAATTCGAAATCCATCAGGATTGCTTGCCGTGCATGATCTATGTCGTGAATACCTGGTGTTCGCGGCCGGGTATTACCGGGATGAAGACGGGAAACAAACGACCGAAGTTCGCAACATTCATTACACACTCACTTTTTACAACAACCTGTATGGTGAAGAACCGCTGCATAGTCTTGGTCCAATCCAGCTACGCGATTTCCAGGTTGAAATGATCAAACAGGATAAGGCCAGAACACTCATCAACAAGATGTGCGAGCATATCCGAAGGATGGTTCGTTGGGCAGTCAGCGAAGAACTGTTGGATTCACGAGTGCTCTATGCAATTGAATCCGTGACGGCCATCAAGAAGGGCAGGTCACCCAAAAAGGGAACGCCACCGGCCCGTGAGTCTGAAAAGGTTGTGGCCGCGCCATTGCTGGCAATCAACAAGGCCAAGCAGTTTCTTCCTCACACCGTCTGCGCTATGATTGACCTGCAAATGCTTACCGCTATGCGCCCCCAGGACGTGTGCGGCATGCGGCTGATCGATATCGACATGTCCGACCATGACGTTTGGATTTACGAACCCGACAAGTTCAAGACCAAATACCGTGGCGACCGTCGCACCATCTTCCTTGGCCCGCGGTGTCAGGGGATCATCAAGCCGTTCATGAATCGTGAGCCGGTTGAAAATCTGTTCAAGCCAGAAGATGCCCAGCTGCAACGCAATGCCGCGCGTCGCGGTGACAAGGAAGCCCCCAGAACAAACAAGGGGTACGGCGACAAGTATCGACCGTTCTACGACACAGCCAGCTACAGGAAGACCATCAGGAGAGCGTGCGAATCAGCCAAGATTGATATCTGGTCACCCAACCAACTGAGACACTATGCTCACGACGAATACGAGAAAATGCTCGGCATTGAAATTACGGCCGGAATCATGGGGCATAGCGACGTAACAACCACCAAACTCTATGGTGAACGCCAGCTACAGCGTGCCCGCGAAGCGGCATTGAAATTCGCTTGA